ATGGGCTGATAGTATCAAAATATGACTTTAATAATATTTTAATACTATCAGCCCATCCTTCAATACTATCTCCAACTAAGTATCTTCTAGTTTTAGTAGGCATAGTTATCTCTGGTAGCTTCTCTATATGTTTGAATTGTACAGAGTAACCTACTCCAGTACCACCAAGTAATAAGAACATAGCTTCAGAAAAAGCTCTATAATCATCAATTGGTAAATATGCACAATTGTATATTCTTGAATTATTAATATTGATAGGTTTACCCGCAAATTGCATTGCTCTCATAGAAGGTAAAATCTTTTTATCTCTAACTAACTTCATACCATCTACGATGACTTCAGTTAATCTAGGATACTTCTCTAACATCATGTCTTCATATCTATTACAGATTTCAGACCATGATTCTCTTCTTTGTAATTTAGGCACATATTTAGAATATTTTCCAAATATTGTTACCTCAGATAAAATCTGTTGTTCTTTATTCATTAATCTCCTCACTTATCTCTTTCACACAATTGAAAAAGAGGGCTACAAAGATACAAAATTTATTTTATATTACATACCTAAACTATCAAATTGTTTATCTTTAGATTTACACCATAAATAACAATCACAAGTTTTATCACCATCAATTTGACATTTATTTTTTAGATTTTTATTAATTTTTCTTGATAACTTAATTTTATAAGCAATATCAATATTCTCTATAAACTGTTCTAAAGATTTTTTGTATTTTAATAGTTCATCTAAAGTAAAGTCATTAATTAATTTTTCAATTTTTCTAGTCATATTTATATAAATATTTTGTATCAAATCCCTCTAATACTGTCTCAAGATATACTTCATCTTGAGTATTTTTTACTACTAATACATAACATTCTGGTAAATCAGCTCTAAATACTCTCTTTTGTTTTTCTTTAACATGATAATTGTCAAAGACTCAGATTTCTCTGAGGATCGGACTATATCTTCTTTTTATATAATTTTGATTCAGGAATAATTATATTTAAATGTTTCCATGCTCTTTTAGATTTTATTTCAGAAATTAATGTTGGAGGAATATTTAATATTTCTCCTATTTTTTTATATGAATTACCTTCTTCAATTAATTTAGGTATTTTCATTAAAGTTTCTTCTGAATATTTGTTAAAATTAGATTTTTCTCCCTGTAAACTTAGTAAGAAATTATCCCTTAATCCTGTTCTAATAGCATGTTGCATATTATATAAATTAGTACACCATTCTAAATTATCAACATTATTATTATCTTTATTACCATCTTTATGATTTACTTGTGGTAAATTATTTGGATTTTCAATAAAATTTAATGCTACTAATCTATGAATTGATTCTGCTTTAGAAATATTATCTAAATAATCAATAGTAAGTCTCCAATATTTTTTTGAATTATTATTAGATAATTTTAATATTCTCTCTTTATATTGAGAATATGAATTATTTCTAACTGACCATGTTTGATGTGCTAATCTTTTTATTCTTCCTTTATTTGAAACAGCATAGTAATAACTGTTTTCTATTTTTTTCCAAATTTCCATATTCTTTTTATTTGTACAAAGGTACGAAGAATATTTGGAATATCAAAATTTATTTATAAAAAGTCCCCTGTTTCGACTTATTTATCAGATAAGCCTACTCCGCTACAAAGCGGATAGTCTCTACACCTTCCTATTTCTAGGCTTGGCTCGGTATTGCCTTCTTCTTTCAAGTTAAGGTTTCACCGAGTTAAAGGGATATGGGCAAAGTATTTACCCAACATTTGAATAAATGAAAGTTTCTTGTTATCTAGCTGTACTATTATACCAGCTTCTATATTAGTTAAATTCATAGCTTCTCTAAGCATATTAACTGCAAATAATTTATCAATATTAAGATTATTAAATCTATGAATGATATTTGCTTTGTCTTTATTCTTTGAATGAACTACATTTTTTCCACCTAAATCTATACATTGTTGTATTGATCCTGTGAAACAAACTAATCTTTTATTACTTAAATGTTTTAATATTTCTTCTGCTTTACTTGTTTTACAATTAGATAAAAATTGCTTTCTTTTAAGAGCTGTGTTCAACCATTTAAATTGGTAACCTTGATCTCTAGACTGCATATACATACCTTTAAAATAATCAACAGAGTTTGTTAACTTATTATAAGTTATTCTCTGTTCATTAGTAAGTATTACATCAACTATAAACACCTTAGGAGCAGGTAAGAGACCTTTATTAATAGCATCTGCTATAGATATATGATATTCTTTTAAAGAGCCTGTAATCTGTTCTAATAGGTATTTTTTATCTTGTTCAACGGTAGCAGATAATATTACTACTTTATTGCTTTTTATTTGTTTAATTTGCTTAAGTCTTAATTCAGTAATTGCATGACCTTCATCCAATACTAAATTAGCTTCTGTTCCTATATACTTATGTAAACTATCATAACAAAATATTGTTACTTTTGATAGTAAGTGTTCCTTACCATGAGTTATAAATTCTTTTAACCAGTTTCCTATATGATTAGTTTCTTTACATAATATATACCAATTCTCTTCACTATTACGCTCTATAATTTTAATAGCTGCAAGTGATTTTCCTACACCTGTAGCTAGTGATAATAGTAAAGAGGGATAAGATTCTGAAAGCTTTACAGCTTCTTCTTGAATCTTATCTTTCTCTTTATTTATCATTCATTATTTATTATTTAACATTCACAACTTGCACCTTCTGCTGGAAGTAATATAACTTCTTTAGTTTGTTCAATAGGTTCACTAAGTTTTAACAATTCATCAACTCTGTAAGCATCAATATAATGCTTATAATCATTTAAGAACATTAGTACACCTATATAATCATACTTGACAATGTTATTTTTATATTTAATATCAATAGTTTCAGGTTTACCTGATTTCTTTCTTCCACTAACTTGTAGAACTTTATTAAATATTTTTTTAATAGCAGACTTTGTAGCTTCTACTTTACCAACTAATTTGATATAATCCATATATCTTTTACTGTAACCAGGTTTTGGTATACGAATAAATACACTATCAAGAACATCAAATGATATAAATTTGAAAGAACCATTATAGTTTTTCTCCTCTAAAAGACAAGTTCTATCTTTATCATTATATGTTTTGATAACAAAATATTCACCTTCTTCAATTTTAGATCCTCCACCTACGCTTCTACAGTGTGATTTAAGATAAAAATGATTAAAATTAGTTTTATCAATTTTAACAATATTGGTATTTAAACTATTAACAGGCCCATCTTCAGTTCTGTCTGTAATTTTTGGTCTTTGTTGTACATTACTACTATAATTAAAAGGCATTAATGTTGATTTATAACCAGTATTAGAAAAAATATAACCATTATCAGTTATAAATTCTCCAATAGTAATCATTGGACATTCTCTACTTAAAAATACAAGTTTATTAAAACCTATAACATCTCTAAAAGTTTTGATAAATTTCTTAGAATCTTCTTTCAAAAAATTCCAAATTTGTCTAGACTTCATAAAATTATTAGCAAAGTGATAAGTATCACTCATTTGAGTAGCTAGTACAAAATCCTTAAAGTCTGCAAAAGTTCCATTGTGAAACATTACAGGATATAAGGTAGTTTTACCATGAGTTGCATAACTAACAGGACTATTAAGATTAGCATAATTTAATTCAAAAGGATGAGTATTTTCTGGAGTTATTGCTCCAGCTGATTTCATCCTTACATGAACAATTAATTCATCTTCTTCTTTTAGGTTTTGACATTTGATTTCATCAATCATTCTGTCCATAACCATGAATCCTTTTGCCATATAGACAGTTTTGGTAGATGCTTTTTTATAAGCAAATCCAAAACCATCTCTATTCCTTGTTCCTGCTATCCTAATAGCATTTGTAAAAAAATCTGAATACTTATCTGTACCTTTTCCTGCGATGAGTATTACACACATTGGCTGTCCTCCTTAATAGTTAGTTGTTTAATACCGTCTTTGTCTGTTTTATACTCTTCTTCTTCAATGTCTCCTTTATCATAAAAGAACTTATTTTTCCTTTCTTCTACATACTTCAATAGAAGTTTGTATCCTTTAGGATAAGCTGCTTTAATAATTGTAGATAAATCAATTGAATATTCATTTTTCTCTGAGTCTAACCAATAACCTCTTTTGATAGAAGCTTTGTTATTCTCAACAAAAGAAACAAATGCCATACAAATTTTAACCCAAGCTTTAACCTTATTATAGTTTAAAGTTGCACTATGAGATCTAAACTCTAGAGTCATAGCTTCTGGATTATTTTTAGTATTAAACATAGCAGTAACAAAGTTTAACCAGCAATAACGCTGAGTATCTTTATTATAACCACATTTACTACCCATTGGATGGTTTGTTCTCTTATTAGAGTTTCTATCTGGTGCTTTACCATGAGAAACTTCTTTGAAAATTTTATTGTAAAAATCATCTATTAGGATTTCATATCCAATAGAAGTATTAACACCTGCTAAAGCTTTAGGACTTAATGTAAGATTTTTTAATTTCTTACAATAACTATTACTTCTCCTTGAAGCTGGTAGCATTTGATATACTTCATTTTGTAGAATCTCTCCTAACATATACATATATACAATATTTTCTTTAGTGAATTTTGCTCCACCTATATGAACGTGAACTCCACATTTATTGTTGATTGTACATCTTTGAGCAAGCTTATTACATACTTTCTGTAATTGATACATTCCTGCATCTCCTTTTAGAACTCCTGTAATATATTCCCCCTAGTGGTTTTCTCCACCTAGACTATCCCTTCATCTTTAACTTAATATTAAGATGGACCCATTATAGTCGTTGCTGCTTCCTCTTGGCTAAATATCATAAAATAATTAAATCACATTTTTTCCTTTAATTATTCTTCATTTAGTTGCAGGCTTGCTTCAGGATTCCTAACGCTGGTTCCCTGAGTTTCGAGTCTTTCAACAAGATTATTTCTAATCTGTTGGGCCGTTGCGTATTTTCTTTTTGAAAATACATTAGCGTTTAGATATAAATTATTTATTATTCTTAATAAATCCTTTTGACCACAAATATTTAAATTGTAGTAAATTGATTTTCCACGAATAACAACTAGTAAATTATATTTATAGTTTTCTTGTTCATAAAATTTTATAATTTGATTTATAAAATCTTTAGAAGCTGAGACTATATGTAGTTTACTACAATATTTTTCAGGGTTAAATAAAAAACAACCATCTCCATCTATTATACCTCTCAATAAATTATAATTAAATGGTATTGTTAATTTTAAATTTAATGTTTTTCTTTTAGTTATTCCATAACCATTTAAAGTGTTAACAATATTATTACTTCTAAAAGCAGATCTATATGACTTAAAAGTTTTATCTTTTATAGTTTTATATTTCTCTCTTATTGTAACTTTATTATCTAAAAATTCTTTAAATTGTTCTACTATATCTAAATCTTTTTCAGCTAAAGCTAATTCAATTCTATTTTCATATATTGAACCATCTGTAGCTAGTAATCCTAAAAAATAATTTACTTTTTCATTATTTAAATTATCAAAAATATCTTCTTGTACTTGAGTTTTCATTAACATTCTCCTCCAGTACAAATATACATATAATTTATAAATTAAACAAATAATTTATGATTTTTTTCTTTTACCAAGAACATCTTCTTTTCTTTGATCTGGGTTATCTCTTAATGAACCATCAAATTCACATCTAAGATTTAATCCAATTACATCATCTTGTGATAGTCTACCAGAGTTTGTCTCTAGTTCAACTCCAAAAGTGTAACCAAATCCACCAAGTATTTTATAGGTAGTAGAATCAACACCATACTCAAAATTCCTCTTCATAAGCATTCTTCTATCTTCTTGAGGAATCAATCTATTGTCAATATCTCTAAATGCTTTAACAATATTATCAAAAGCTCTAAATTTATTAGCAACATTTTGACGAGGATGTGTATAATCATCATACATAAAATGTGCAGTATCTGCATTTCTAGATTCGTGTAATATACCTCTTCCTCGTATTGCTACATTAGGAATAATGTAAATATCACCAAATCTGGTTATTAATACTTTAATTAAACCTTCTCTTAAATAGCGAGGAACCTCAGCTATACTCATTAGCTTAATTGTTCCCTCTCCATCATAACCTGTATCTCTTAATAGATTTATAGATGTTAAAACATTTATTGCTTTTGAGGTTAATATATACTGTCCACTAATATAATCTTGAGTTATGTATTTACTATCTGCGGGATAAGGTTTTCCGTCTATTATTACTTCTTTCATAATTTTAGCTTTCAGTTTGACTATCATCAAGTAAAGTCTCCTTAACCATCTGAACATTATATGATTCATCCATTAAGTCTTTAAATTCTTGAACTTTTTCTTGTAATTCTGTAAATGTAGTTGCCATAACTAATTCTTGAATATCATCCATTGGTCCACTGAGAACATCTAGAATATAATGAACTACTTCTTCAGTTTCATCAGGTTCTATTATTATTTCAGTTTCAGCATCTACAAACGGTGATTCTTCTTTATCATCTTTAACAATTTTCATTTGTGGTAATATTATCATTGTATCATCATCTCTATCAGAGTTCATTACAAATTCTGAGATATTGGTACCGTCTTTTTTCAGTACCACATCAGTAAAATTTATAGCTTTCTGCGAGCCTCCTTTCAGTTCTTCATTAATTTGTTTCATAGATTTCTCTGCAAACTTTTCAACTTCACTGTCTTCAACAGGACGAATACAACTAACTTCAATATCAAAAATATCTGAGTTTGCAACACAGCTTAATTTATTTTCTTTATCAATAATTGCATTTGGCGCTAATGATATAATTGTATCTTTTGTGAATAAGACACTTGCTGGATTTTTATCTAAATCAAAAATATTAACAACTGCTTGACAATATCCATTTGGATAACCAATAAAAGTAGTATTAAACATAAATTTGTTTAACCACACACTATTGTTAGCATCATCTTTAAATTGAATATCAAACTCATTAGTAACTGAGCTATCATCGATAAAATACCATTTACCTCTGGTTATTTTTGCTTTATTTGTTTCATCACCATATTCATCGTCAAAATCAATTGTTGCTTTTACCCATTTATCAACTAATTTCTCTGTATTAACGCTTTCTGCTGCTTTTATTTTTTTAACAAATTCTTCAGCACTATCTTCAGCGTTTTTATATTTAACATTTGTAATATTTCCATACTCTGTTGGACGATAAGTAGTATGTCTTGCAATAACTGGTTCTTCTCTTTCTTTATAAAATGTAGATGATAATATCTTCCCACCTTTAATAGTATGAACATATAATGGTAGAAATTCTTCAGTTTCAACACATCCTATAATTTTTAAACTTTCTTCCATTGAAGATATATACATACTTCCTTCTACCATACCCCAAAATAATGGTCTTTCATTATTTCTATAAGCATATAGAATATCTGGTTGTCTTTTATCTGTGAATAATAATGCAGCGGCTCCTTCATATAAACTTAATGTAGAAAACACTACATTTTCTTTCTTACTATCTTCATCTAACAATTTTGTTAAAACTTGAGTATCAGTATTAATATCTTTACTGTCAATTTTAGCATCAGCTAGCATTTTCCAATAATTTTTCAAAGTACCATTATGAGCAAGTACTATATTATCATATTCAATTGGATGAGCATTTTGTTCTATTTTAGATCCAACGCTAGATTTTCTAACGTGACCTATAAATAGATGTGTTTTAGGCATCTCAAATTCAGATAAAAAATCTGTTGCGTTTTTAGTAGACTTAAGAACTCCATTTTCTGGACTATAACTACCTGTATTATCTTCACCTCTTTTTAGAGAGTTATGAAGCATTAACAAAGATAGCTTATCAGGATTAGAATTCTTTTTTGAACTAAAACCAATTATACCACAAAAAAATGCTGTATATCTACGCTTAAATATAAATTTTGTAATACCAAAGGCAATGGTATTTATTAAGACTATTGTAAGTATAATGTTTTCTAAATTCATTTTTAATTATTTTATATTAAACTAAATATCTCTCTTGAAAGTCCAAAAGTATATCAAAACGTTTAGCAATTGTACAAGCTAAAGCTAAATCTTGGTTATTAATTGCTAATTGAATATTAACTGATGTTTCATCATCAATCCAATCTTCTTCAGAAGCATATTGAACAGCTTTCATAGTTTGATTAAATGCCCATTCAGTAGTTATTTCATTTTCTATCCAAAAATTAGATAATACACGATATTCAACACCATATGGTTTTTCTCTATAAGCTCCTGCTTTACCATACATTTTCTTTCTTTCAGTATCTTTATCTAATAAAATAGATGGAATACCTAAGAATAAATCCATAGCTCTTACAATCTTAAGATTATGTTGAAAGTTAGGTTGTTCATATCCAACATGAATATGTCCACCAGCACTTCTCAATTGACCTTTTGAATCAGGAGGAGTATTAGGAGCTAAAGTATAAACATCAAAATCAGGATCACATCCAAATGTTTTTGCTTGTTTACATTTTAAAAATCGTTTATCTAAAGTTGCAGATGCCTGTACAATAGTTTCTATGTTAGCTGGTAACATACTATTAATAATACCTAAACAATAGGTAATATGACCAAATAGTTCTTTACCTGATTTAGATGGTGGAACACAAAACTCTACCATAACATTATCTGTTTGAATAGCATGCCCTTGCTCACTAATAGGGTGAGGACGATCTTTATCACCAGGAATATGTCCAATTGCTGAAACAATTTCTCCTGTATATTTATCTCTTACAAATGCTTCAGGATCAGCACCTACTAAGATGCTACCCATATTAATTTTATTTTCCATATCTAATGGTTAATGTGATTTTAAATTTTTAATAATTTCTAACGCAATTTTTAGTCCTACTTTTCTTATACCAAGAGGAGCATTTTTTGTGTATAGATATTTCTCTTTTTAGCTTTCTAATAGTTCTTTCTTGAAAAGCAGAAGCACCTGCTATATAAGTAGTTTTACAACTATCTGTATAATTAGGTACTTCTTCTTTCCAACTTTTATCTAGTTTTGACATCTTTTAAGTGTTTACTCCAATCACCAGACTCTACTAGTCTATTTGGATTACCTTGATATACATAAATTGTATGAGGAACACCTTCAATTAAAACATCTTCATTTTTATATCCAGCACCTAATTCCATACCATTAATAGCATAGTAGCAAGGATTATCACAATGCATAATATCTACTACTAATTCTTTTTCTGGATCTTTAGATTTAACTATACCAGGATAAGAACCTAAACTATGTAGATCAAATCCTTTTACCGTTGTTGTTTTAATGTATTCAATTCCATTTGGAAAATATTCTTTAAATCTGTTAAAATTAAATTCTCCTGATCTTAGGCTTCCATAGACCAATATTTTTTTATTTATCATTCTTATAATTCTGGTTCTATATCCATTATTTGTACCATTGTTCTTCCACAAGTCATATTATAAACATTGTTCATAAAATTTATAAGTATTTTATTCAATATTTTAAAACTATGTTCATATTTATCTTTTCTAAACATCATTTCTGGATGTCCTTGGATTCCTAATGATTTTGTATTTTTATAAAATACAATTTCACATTCTTTTTCACCTGGTAAAGGCATTTCTTGGCCACTACCATCTTGGTGAATATTACTTATTCCTTTTGTCCATGCTAATACTCTATAATTATCTTTTGGTAAATCATATGGATATTGTGCTTGATGATGTGTTGAAGTAATTTCAAAACTTTCATCTAGATCATATGAAATAGTATTATGAACAAATACCGGATTTTCTTGATGTTGTACTAATTTTCCTCCTGCCATAACGCACAAAAACTGACTTCCGCGGCAAATTCCAAGACAATGCTTTTTAAGTTCTTGAGCTTTATCAAAAGCTTTAGACTCATCAGCATCTCTTTCCGGATTACAGAAGGTTTTTGGATGTTGAGGTTCATTGTATAGTTCTGGAGTAACATCTTCTCCACCTGTAAATAAGACTATATCAGCTTCTTCCATAGTAGCTACTGTCTCACCTACCCAATTGGCATAAAATCTATTACCTCCTATAACAAATACTTTAAACTTGTCTTTCCACTGGTTTTGAATTTTATCATTTGGTTTCGTCATTTTCAAATTTTTTAATTTCTTCTTTATATTGTTCAATAGTTAATAAAGGTCCCTTCATTAATTTATCTTGTAGTATTCTATTTCTTTCAGATTTTTCATCTTTTGGTAAAGTATAAGATACATATTTATAGGTATATAAACTATATTTAGCTAACATACCATGTACTTCATTGTAATTTTCTTTTTCTATAGCCCATTTTTTATAATAAGTTTCTAAATCAGATTTAGTTACAAATCTTTTAAAGCTTCTACTGCTCCATAATATATGACCACCTCCTAAATATCCACAAGTCCACATTTGAGCATATTGAAATAACTCAAATGGATGTATATTTGGATATTCTTTAGATAGTTTTTTGGTTTCTTCAATTGCTTTCCACATATCTACTTCATATAGATATCTCATCAAATGTAAAGCAAATCGTAATTGTGCTTTTGATGTATAATCTGCAAAATGAAATGTCCACATCCAAGCTTTATCTGTTTTATCAAGTCCTATTGGTAATTCACCAACATATTTTTTTAAATCTACTTTTTCATAAGTAGCTTTTAATCCTAAATCATTTAATATCTCCATCCAATATTTCACTAAAGAATAATCTTTTAGATTCATATCAGATAATGTTGAATAGACTTCCATACTCCATTCTTTTTTAAAGCCTTTAGCTTTATCATCAGATGGTACACTACTCCATTCAGCAAAACAAGCGGTACTCCTATTAGAGAATACCGTTGTTTTATCTGATGTATTAAATATTTTATAGTTTGTTTTGTAACCCATGTTTTCTACGCAATATTTTTGGTATCTCCTCAATATATTTACTAGCACAAACTGACACTTCGTCTACACCATTTGACATAGAACTTGCAGAATTACACTCGATTAATATATAGTCTTGATACTCTCTCTGTTTCCCTTTTCCTGTATTTCCTCCTTGGACTTTTACATCAAAGGATAATACATCTGCACCAACAGCTTTTAAAGCTTTGATGCAATCACTAACAATATCATTCCAGCTATTAGGTCTTTTAAAACCTTCATTGGTTTCCATTAACCATACACAAACATCATCATGTCTTCTCCATTTTTCAGATTCAGGTACATCTGGCTTTAAAGCCTTTCTACATGTGTAGAAGCAACCTTCACTTGTAATATGAAGTCGATATTCTAATGAATAATTATAAAAAGCTTCAAAAATATAGTGATTTATATCTCTACCTTTTCTCCACTGATCAAATTCATCTTGTGTTCTAATTAAAGTATTACCTTTACCTTTAGATCCATAGATACTTTTAGCTACAATTGGGGTTTTCCAATCTTCATGTAAAGTTCCAATATTATCTACTTTATCTGTCCAATTAGCTGTTTTTACTTCAGCTTTCATAAAACATTCTTTCATTCTAAATTTAGAAGAACTATTCCTAATAGCTTCAATAGAATTACATTCAATACGTCTTCCACCTTTATCTAAAGTATCAGGTACTTCAGTAGTAGATCCTAAACGAACAACGGATAAAAAAGGTAAAAAAGGTAGTTTCCTTCTCAAAATACTATGAGATGGATGTCTACTTCTTATCTTTGGTTTCCAAGGCCCTTTAGATTTCTCAACTCTTTCTTTGGCTTTAGTCTTAAAAAGGGAGCTCGACGATGTTTGAGTGATCTTTGTTTGAGAAGATGTACGAACTAATACCTTCGCTGATAACAGTTGTTTTGGCTGCTCTTTTTTTAACAACGGCTTTAGGTTTAATTTCACTAGTGGTTTCTTTACTACTTTCGTTGTAGAGACTGCCTGACGTTTTACTGACGTCGATGATACCACTTGGTTTACTCTCTTTTTTAACGGTTTTTTTATCGATTTCAGCATAAGGCTTTAATTGTTTTAAGAAAATTGTTTGTCTTTTACCATTAGCCATAATTGTTACTAAAGATAAACTTTTACTTGGTTTTGTCAATATGGCCTCCACCAATACTACATCTCCTTTTTTAAGACCCTTAAGTCTTCTATCATCTCTAATAATAGCTTGTTTATTTTTCTCAACTTTTTTAATAGTTTTACCTCTAAGTTTTTGAAGTTGATCAGGATTAATTGTTAATAATTTAGATTCTTCAGCTAATGTATATATATATGCGTCTCTATTATCGTTAACAATTTGTAATACTAAATTACCAGGTTTATTAATATCAATTACATAGTTTTCACGTATTAATATTCTATCATCACCTAATATTTTACCATCTAATCTCTTTCTTTCAGCTATGGTACCTCCGTAAAGAGTTCTAGATTTAAGTGAACTTCCAGGTTTAGCTCTAAAAAATCTCATTAATATTCTGTCATCAGCGACAATATCAATAACGGCAGAATTGAATTCCTCTAACCTAAATTGAGATTTATCAATATATCCATTAGCACCATGCATATTAGCAATAGTAATAACCTCTAAAAATGTATTATTTCTGATATTTCCAGTAGTGATACCATATTGACTAGAAATATTATCATAAACTAACATATTAATTGGACAATTTTCATCAACTATTCGTTGATTAAGTTGTCTTTTATTCATTCTAGAAATACTTTTAGCTCTAAAAAATTCATCAAAAGTTATTTCTCTAGTAAATATACTATTTGTTTTTTCAATAAACTCTGATATAGGAATTGTATTTCTATTAACTAGACCAGGATATTTAGGAGGCATATATTTACCTTTTTTCTTTGGTGGTATTATTTCTTTACCGCTCTTATCAAATTTAGGAATATAACCAATTAATCTTATATCTCTATTACTTCCAACAGTAGCGGTTGCTAATAAATCAGCATCTGAACCTTTGTAATCAACAGGACATTGAATATAATTAATTTTCATCTTATTATGAGATAAGATTACTCTATATTGATAATCTTTTTTCATTACTTTTGGTTGTTCTTCTACTTCATTTTCTAATTTTTCTGCATTATCCCAATCTAAATCTGGTAAGTCATCAAAATCAAAGGCACCTACTTGTATATTTTCTTCAGGAACCGCTTCTGGTAAATTAGTATAAGATCCATATTTATAATTTACAGTATTATTATTAACCATTATTTTACTAATATTTACTGGTTTTGCTTGACCATATTGGTCACTATTTGAATTACCAATAGACTGTAGTAATTCTTTACTATATGCTTTTTTAACAACTTTTTCAGCAATAGTTTTTCCAAATTTTTCAGTATACCAAGCCATTGATCCAACTACTGGTTCTGGTACTTTTATTCTTGGCTCTGGTATTGTCTCTATTTCTTCATTTTTTATATTAAAAGCAGGATTATCTTTGAATTGAATATTAAAACTCCCATTATAAGTATCAGGTGCATCACTAGTATCCATAAAAACTGTTCTATATGACTCTATAGGAGTTTTAGGTTTTGAGCCAAATACATCATTCATAAAAGGATTATTATTTTGAAGATATTCAGCATTTAGTTGTTGATTTCTATAGTTTATGTAAGGATCAACTCCTGATTTTATACTTTCTCTATATGAATTAAATTTTTCTTTTATTTCATCCTCACTTATAGCTCTAGAATATTCTGTTTCTGCTACTTTTATTTCTTCCTCATTCATTATTTTTAGTTTTTATTAACTCACATACCATTTATCAGATATAGCATATACATCTAAAGTGTTACTTGAATTAGGATTTATAAATCGACCTGTTTTAACAAACAAATCTGATGCTGCTAATAAGAATCCAATTCTAGCAGATAAATCTGATAAGTTATCTGGATTTCTAACATAGGTTACAACTCCTCTATTTTTAGCACCCATTCTACATGCTAAATTAAAATCATTAACTAGATATTCTGCTAAAATTATAAGTCTTTCCTTTGTTAAAGATCTAGCAGCAGTAGCATCTAATTCACCACTATGATTATTCATTTCTGTAGCTCCACAACAAGACATTGTATTACTTCTCATATTCCAAGTAAATGACATTAATCTACGACTAGTATTTCCTTGAAGTAAAAATACACCAGTAGAGTTAGAATTTACTTTTAAAGTATTACGTTTTAACCATTCAACAAATTCTTCTTTTTCACAAATATATTCCAATTGTTCAAAAATAGGTAATTTAGCTATTATATCTTCAGCAGCTTCTTTAGCAGATCTTGTTGGTCCTGGTTTAACTAATTGAGCTTTAACAAATTTGTCAGCTCCAGTTTTTGTTAAAAATCTTTCAACAATTGATTCATCTTCAGGTGTTCTTGTAGATGCAACTGTTTGTATTACTCTGTTATCTTTGGTAACAACAGAATATTTTTGTCCTTCGACAATAGGTTTACCAAATTTGGTTTTGTATAATACCTTTTTTTCCATGATGTATTTAAATTTATTTATAAAAGTGCTATTTGATCATTTTGAACAGCATATATAATCTTATATGCCTCATTAATATAAAAACTATAATTTATATTATAATCTTTAATATCTTTTTCTATATATTCATTAAAGATTTCAACTTGAAATCCTTTATTTATTGCCTCATTTGAACCTTTTGTATATTTCTTTACAAAGGATTTTCCAGATTTAGATATATAATATCTAACATTCTTTTGTTGTTTTTCTATTTTAATAGTAGAATTTTCAAGATAATGAATTTCTCCTGATGAATCTCTTCCAAATTTCTGTCTACCACAAAAATCATATATATTTTTATGATTATAAATAGTATCAGAAACAGGAATTCCTTCAACAAAATACTTCTCAATAGCAATAGGTATTACCTTAAAACTATTATCTTTATGATAAGCTGGTTCATTACCAACTATTTTATTAATTTCAAAAGCACCTTTATTTTTAGTTTTACCGTCTAATTTAACACTAATATAATTATTGACGTCTCTAATTACCATTTTAGAATATTCAACATATTCTAAATCTAAATTAGTTTTCTTTTCCCATTCTTTACAATAAGCATAGTATACTTCTTGTTGTTCTCTAGGAATTCTAACAGTTATACCATCAGTATTAACCTGAAGTACTGTTATATCTTTAACACCATCAACAATCATCTCTGCTAACATAGTTAGCAATAATTGACCATTAATAGTTGTAGCCATAGTATATTTAGGATCATAGAGAAAACTATTCTCATCATTTGATTTACCATATACACTATTAGCACTTAACTTAAGAGCATCTGAAATAGACATCTCTCCTGCTTTCTTAGCTCTTAATCTTTCTTGTACTATATCTTTATCATATAGATCAATGAAAGTCTCTCCTAGATGCTCTATGTACATTCTATTCTTAATTGCTACATTAGGATATAGAGAAGCGACATCAGCATCTATTATTATATATTTATCATCAGATTCATACACTCCAGATTTTATACAGCCATGAATACCACCAGTACCATAATCATATTGAAATCCCTTATATCTTACAGATTTTTCAAAAGCTTTTTTAGTTTCTGTTATTGTTCTGTTCTTTAGATAACTTAGTAGTTCATTGAACTCTTTTGATTCAAATTTAATGTAGTCTAGTATAATATCTTTAAAGGCTATTGAACTTCTATAAGATCTTAATTTCTTAATGTCCCAAGAATTCTCACCAGTTTGATTACTATATAAACTTAATAATAAGCTTTCACCTATTTTACTATCACTATAGTTAATACAAGGTATTTTATATTTAGCTTGTATTTGTTTTCTTAATGCTACTTTCTCAATTGATTTCTTATAGAATTCAAAAGTTGATAGCACATCATTAAGATTGTATTTTAGAATTTCTTCTACTTCTTCTATAGTTACATCTTCTTTACTATGATGAATAGGCATATCCAATACATTTGGATAATTCATACTAATCTGTAAAGATTTTAATGATGTCATTCTAGCTTTATTATTATAATGCCAAACTCTAAATAAATCTAGTTGTGGAATTATAACTTCTTTATCTCTTATTGAAGGAAAAAATCCTTCTTGATTTTGACCATTAATTATATATTGAGCTTTTCTATATATAATATCAATTACTTCTTCATTAGAAAAATCTAACCAATCAATATGATCTGTTAGTATCATATGTATTATTGGATAATCAAAATTGAGATTATTAAATCCAATTAATCCTTTACATTGTTTTAAATGTTTTATTAATAAAAATAAATCATTTCTTTCTTTATGTATTACATATTTTACTATTTCTAGTGTATCGATATTAATAGCTGTATACGTGAATACTGATTTAATTGTTTCAATATCATATACAAACGTTTTTCTATCTTTTATTTCCTCACTCACTAATCTCCCTCTCTTTTAATAAATAAGTAGTAGGTTGACCAATAGCCCAAATTAAGCCTGCTAATACGCACACGCACCTACTACTTATTATTTTTTATTGAACTTCTAACTGTTCCTTTGGTTCTTCTACCTCTTTAGGTAAAATAGACCTTATCAATTGATCAGATATAACATCAAAGAATTCTTCAGGGTGATATTGAACTCCTGCAATAGGAAGAGTTTCATGTTTGAATGCTTCTACAACGTTTGTATCATAACTTTCTGGATAATGTGCTACCATATAGAAACCTTTAGCAAGATCGCTTTTTATTATTTCATTAGCATCATTCGTAGTTATACATACAGCTTGATGGTGATGTGAATTAACTTCAATAGTTGGAATATTCTTTTTCTCATCCTTAGTTTTTGGCTTAGGATGTTTCTTAAGATATTGTATATATTGTTGAGTTAAAATCACCTCATGAGCTGCTTCCCATCTATTACGGCTTTGTGGATGAAAAGGTAAATTTTGAGTTAATGTTCCACCAAAGAAAACATTAAGACTTTGAAAACCTAAACAAATACCAAAGATAGGTGTACCTTTTTCTACATAGGTTGCTAGCCTATTTTTAAAGAAATATTCTTTAAATACATCATGGTTTGACGTTTGATAACCAGGGATTTTTCCATATGAACTTGGAGATAAATCCAGTCCTCCTGGTAATATTAATAAGTCCACTTCTACGAACTCTTCATGTGGCATAATAATACGCACATTACCATATTTATTGGCAAAATGCATATAATTACCAGTTACACCAAACATTTTATCAGAGTTACTAAATCCTGGAATACCTATTAATAATTTCTTTTTTTGTGACATGTGAAAGATTTTTTTGTTTAACTAATTAGTAAATCATAATGAGCTTTGGTTAATCCAAACTCATCTAATTGTGATGGGTCATAATATTGTCCATTTTTATTTGGACCACGTTCTTTATATACTCTTTTATTTATTTGATAACAATAGTTCTCACATATTTTTTGATCTAATACACGTTTATATGTTTCAATCATAATATCTTTTAGAGTAATTTTCTTACCTAAATAACATTGTGCTGTACGATATACATCACCAATACTTCTACGAGTATCAATATTACAATATAAATTACCACTTACAGAGTAATATGTAGCAAATTCAGTATTAAATTTGTCAAAGAACTTTCTTACAAAGCTTTCAGCTGTATTATCTTTTCTCATCTTAACTTTATCTGAAGGTAATTTCCTAAATTCAAGTTTCTCAAGAGTTTTATAATAGTTTTCTGCTTTTTGTATTTTTTCTAATACTGCTTCTTTTGTTAACGCCACTTTATCGCGTAAATCCACTATTCCTCCTCTTTTTGATATTTTTTAGCATAATTTACAAAACTAGCACCAGGAGTTTCTCCTTCTTTTACTTTTAACAAGCCTTCTTGCTTTTGTTTTTTACCAGCTCTACCAGTAGCAATAGCTCTTGCTTTTTTCTTTGTAAATATGTCCTTTTCAGAACATACAGCTTTACCAATACTAATTATGCCATCATTACCAATTAGACCAGCTAATGCAAAACGACGAACAATTTTCTCTTTTTTATTATTTTTAGTTACAGTATATGGTTTTTGACCATAGAAATACAATGGTTTTTTTTCTTGATTATTCATCATTTGAAAGTTTTAGTTTATTATTTATTTGTTTTTTTAACTCTTGTTTTATTCTTACTAATAATTCTTTTTCTTTAGTAGAGGCCTCACCAAATAAGGATGATGATATAAATCTATTTATCATCTTTAACGCCTCTTCTGGTTTAACTGCTTTACTAATTATACCAATCATTTTGAATACATATTTTTAAATTGTTTATAAATATATTCTACAGGGTGTTCTAATTTGCGTATAATACATTCTGCAAAATGATCTTCAGAAAAATCGGCTCCTGTACCATTTATAAATGTGTCATATTTTGGATAGAATCTTTCAGGTAAATGTACCATACAAAATTCAAACCAATGAATTCTACATTCTTCTTTTTGTATAGGATGATTACTATCAATAATCCTAAATAAATTATCAGATTGTTCATCTTTTATATCAAAAAACACATAATCTTCAAAACCCACTTGATTAAATAAAATATCAAATTCTGGAAACAACTTTTTAGCCATTTCCAGAATCATCAATTTTTGGTTATTCGTTATTTCAAGTGATTTCATCTAATTGTGATTTAATCTTTAGAAAATAAGTTAATCTTAATGCAAATACTAATGTACCTACCATTATGAATAAATTAGCCCAAACTTCTTGAAACTTTGCAAATTCTATTACCAATGAAGATAATATAATTGACACAAAAACTATGAATATCATCATAGTAAAATTCAACAATTCAATAAAGAATGTTGATACATTTTTTAAATAGTTATTCTTTGGTATTAACATGATTTTTAAGGTTTTGTATTAAAATTACTAAATATTTATAAGGTAAATGAACTGTAAATATTACTATAACTAATGGCCAAAGCATTCCAAAAATAAATTCTGGTGGATTATCTCCTTGATTAAAAGGAAAATATACATTTGCTATAGCTGCTGCTATTATTGCTATTATAATATAAGTAATAAGTATTATTAATTCTATTGGCATATTCTTGATTTTACTAATTTTGTTAAAGTACATGCAGCAAGTGTCATAGAATGTGTTTCTGTACATCCATACACATCTTCTAAAGATAAACAAGGTTTATTCATTATAATATATTCTTCCGCTGCTTCTTTAGTTGAAAACGTTTTATTTCTCTTATGATAATAAGTTCTATAATTAGTTGTACTCATTTTTCCATTCCATAAAGCAAATGAATAAAGAGATACACAATAAATAGTATCACCTACAAATATATCAACACCGTCTTCTGTTTTGAATAATGGATTTGTAATTATATATATATTTTCTAATCTATCAAATGAATTTGTATTACATTTATACCATATTTGAATATAACCATCTTCTAATATTATTTTGTTTATATTTCCTCGAACAGTATCATATTTTATATTTTCTATCTTATCACCGATAGTAAATACTTCTCCGTCTGATAATCTTTTTACTGAATGAATTTCAAATACATTTTGTTCAATAGTTAATAACATATCTTCTTCAGTACTATATCCAGCAGTTTGGTTAAATTCCCAACCAAATAAATTTTTAGAGGTTCTAATTACTAATGCTGATTTAAAAATACCAGTACCATTTTTATCTCTAAAAGATAATATCTCATAATCTTTAGGAACATATTTCTCAAATTTACTATTAATATCAATAGTTGATGATCCTTTGGTTACCTGATGATTAATTCTTAAAACTAAATCATCTCCTCTTAATTCAAAATATTCTATTTTAGAATGTTCATTTTGTTCAAGAATATCATCTCCCACTATAAATATTTGATTATCATATAAGCGTTTTACAGTAAGAATTTTACAACCACTATTATTATGTGGAAAATTAGTTATTTTATATCCATCTTTATCAATGAATTTATTACCATCTAAATTGTAAATTATACCAGATGTATTTCCTATTATAGCTAATACTTCATAATCTTTTTCAACTATTTCCTCCCAAAATTCTGGATTATTATATACATGTTCATCTGTTAATCCTCCATGTATAATACCTCCACCAACCCAGCTATATCCATAACCTGTTTCAAAGTTTCTATGTATTTTTACATTTAATTTAAGAGATCCGGGATATTCTTTTATTAATTTATACTGTTTCATAATTAGTTTTAAGTTTATTATTTAATAATTTTTCTATTATATGTTTTAAATCCTTTTGATTTATTAGTAAATCTAGGATTTGTATCTCTTCAAGTGTTATTACTAAACATAGGTAGTCTAGTAGCCATTTTAATATTTATTTTACCAATTTTCTCTTTGGTTATTTCAATAGTATCTGATATAACTTCTGATACTTTTCTTCTATCACTAGTTATTTTAGCGTCATATTTATCAAATTGATCTAATTTGTCATCTTTATATTTTTGATCAATAGTTCTAGTGTCTTCTTTAATTATTCTTCTATAATTTTCATCATAGAATATTGGTTCATAAGGAACATGTTTAATAAATACATTTCTCTTTACAGTAGGACAATAATAATGAGTTAATTCTCTCATTATTGAGTTTTGTATATATATATCACCGTAAGCCATTGTTTTTAGCCTTTTAGCATAATCATCTACACTTCTATTAAGTCTATTAAAATATATATCATAACATTCTTCTATAGATAATGGTTTAACTAAATAATGCTTTTGTAACATAAAGAAATCTATTAAACTTCTTCTTCTACCTTGATCACATTGTTTTGATCTACCTTCATAAGTAGGTATTTTTTCGTAAAAGAATTTATATAATAAATCTTTAAAACTTCTAGGAGATTGATCTTTTCTAAATCTAATTGTTCTATCTGCTAATTGGGATGTCCAATCTGACAATAGTTCCTTAACTTTCTCTTCACTATCAGGCTTATTCAATAAACCTAATATATTTGTATCTAAATTGTACATATTTTTTATTTTAAATAACTGGTAGATAAAAACTACCTACCAGTTAACCATTTATTTCACAAATCTTTCATCACTTAACCACAACCTGTTTTATTTAAAGTAAGATCAGATAATCAACTTACTAAGTATTACTACTTTGTTGTAGGAGGTGAACTCGAATCACCATCAATAAGACAACGAGCCTATCGTAATTCCAGAAATATATAAAATATCAAAGTATTTTATATATAATTTATACTATCCTACCTGGGTGTAAATTGATAACTAAATGAAGCTATGAGGTTGTTCCATTTGACATTAGCTTTTGGCTACTCAAATACGTTATTGTTCCTCTACCTTAAAAAGGCACATTTTACTGGTTATTTTCTTTTTCTAAAGCGTTTAGCTTTTCTGTTAGACTTAATATGAACTCTTTCTAATGGTAATGAATCATAAATCCTTTTAACTTTGTCATGAGATAGCTTTAATCCTTTCTCTAACATACCTAACATAACAATTTCTAAGTATGCTCTCATTGGAGCTAAATTATGTACTCTTGAGTGTTTAACAGGTTCATAATTACCAATATAAATAGCAATTATAGTATCAGAATCATACTCAAAGAACTCTGCATGATATAAAGCTTCATATTGATTTAACATTGCTAATTCTTCACCTGATACACTGTATAAACATCCTTCTACATGATCTCCAATAGATCTTTGTATATTAGCATATCCTTGACAATCAAATGTTAGTTTATAGTCTTTGAGTCGATAGTTCTTAAAATGGATAGCACTACCAATTCTAGCTCTTAATCTAGCACTTAGTAAATTGCTACCATAAGCAAAGTATAGTAATTTCTTCATTATTTAATTTAGGTTTTTAATATTAATTTTACTTTTATAAGTCTCTTTCATAAATATTACTAAAGACTTTTTTATTAATTTTATTTTTTTAGCAAGAGCTATGGTCAACATCAATATTGTTAAAGTAAAAGTAACTTGCTCATTGTAGTTGTCATTGTTGTAGTTAGAATTGTTGAAAACTAGACTAGAACTAGTTTAATATTGACCTATATTATTATTTTAAATCGTTATAGATAAATTTAAATGTCTTACCTATATAATCAGAGGTTTTTTTATCTTTGAAGTAAGCAACCTGCCCATAGTAGCAGTCACTGAAGCAGGAAGAAATGAAGAAAACCAGACCAGAACCAGTTCTAGAGAACCAAGGATACCATCTAGGATTTACAGCATCTTCATTGAATAATTTCTGAATATTTAATATCTGATGGTATCTATACTCTTTAAGAGTTTCAAATTCACTTAAAGACTTCTCTGTAATATTTAATCTTTTACATACTTCTGTATATGTAGTAATATCAAATAAACTTTCAGGAGCATCTATTATATCTCTGAGTTTATTAACTTCTAATTGTAGCTTATTTAAAGCTTTTTCTGCTTCTTTCTTATTCATCTTTTAAATATTTATTTCTTAAGTTTATGCTATTACAATATTTTAACCATCCAAAATAAGCAGCTAATGATTGTATAGCTTTACTATATTTTGCAACTTTAATGAATCTTTTCTTTATAGATTTTCTAAGTAAAATATATTTATGATAAAATTTATAACCAACAAAATCAATACCTCTTATATTAACTGGAAATATTTGATAGTTTTTTTTAATTTCTAATTTTAATATATTTGATAAATAATCTTGAATATCTAAAAATAGCAAATGTAAATATTCCTTATTACTAGATAATATAACTAAATCATCACAATATCTAAAATAATATTTAACACCTTTAATTTCTTTTAACCAATGATCAAAATATGTTAAATAAAAATTAGCAAAATATTGACTTAAATAATTTCCAATTGGTAGTCCTTTTGTACTATTAATAATTTCATCTAATAATTTTAGTAATTTTTCATCTTTGAACTTTTTTCTTAATAATAGTTTTAAAATATTATTATTAATATTAGGATAAAATTTTCTTATATCTAATTTTAAACAATATTGAGTATTTTCTATATCTAATAATGATTTTTTAACAGCTTTATAAGCTCCCATTATTCCTCTATTTTTAATACAATTAAATGTATTAGAAATAAATATAGATACAAAAATAGATTCAAGTTTATTCATAATAGCATGATGAACTATTCTATCAGGATAATATGGTAATTTATATATTTCTCTTTTCTTACCTTCATATATAGTAAATATATGATATTTAGATGTTTTATATTTTTCCTCCATTAATATATTATGAAGTTTTAAAATATTACATCCTTTTGCTTTATCGTGTTTTATAATATCTAGTTGTTTTAACTTTCCTATTCTAGCTTTTTTATCAGCTAGAATAAGATTATTAATACTACAAATATCATTATAGAGGTTATTTATTCTTTTCATTTTTTACTCAACATAAGACATTTTCTATTAATATACTAATGTCTTTTCTGGATTTCGCTTTTTTTCACCAAGAGGTGAGGTTCATATTAGTATTTATTATTGAGTAGAAACTAGACTCATAGTTAGAATTGTAGTTCTGATTGTTGTAGTAGTTCACTACCTAACTAGATATAAAACTATAAGTAAAATATGTAACCCTATGGTTCTAAAATAATGGTCATTATTGGTAAAAATGTATTAGCTACATATAAAGCTGTTTCTGAATCTTTAAAGTAAAAACCAGACCCACAGATAGAATAGTAGCCCCGATCGCTGAAGTAGCACACCACCCAACCAGTAGATTTTCTTTCATACCAAACATAATATTTAGCTTGATTTATATTTGTAAAATCTGGTTTCCATCCTTGGTTAAATAATTCACTAATATTTTCCCATTGGTGATTTGCTAAAGCTTTAGCTCTTTGATTTTCAGGTAAAAATTTAAAATCTTTTATTGTTAAAATAGGTCTACATAATTCTTTACAAACATCTACATACGATTTAATTCTATCAGATAATTTTTCACTAAAAAATTCTTTTCCCCAGTTAGATTCTAATACTAATTTAGTTGCTATATCTGCTATTTTATATATTGATCTTGCAGTTTGATCATCTAATTCTAATTTCTTTTTCATAATTATTTAATTTAAGTTTAAAATAATAATACAGTTACTCCCGAGAGTACAAAGACTACGTGTCACCTGTATTATTTATTGAAGGTTACCTTGAGCCTACAAGCAGATCGATTTATTTATCCCAACGCTAATCAAACGTGTAGAATATTATCTAATTAATTGATAATCAGGGTATTACGTGGAGGTGAAGGGAGTCGAACCCTTGTCCATCTAAAAAATACTATATCTCTTGTTACAGCTTTTAACAAAATAACTAGATTTTTATTCAAAAAACCTAGAAAAAGTTATCCAATTTACACTAATCTAAATTGGGAAAATGATGGAATTTTAAGTTGAAGGTTAAAAATCCCTTAATATCCTAATCTAATGATTGCTTACGCAGCCATTTCTAATTCAACGTTAGATACTTGACGCATTATATCGTTGAAAGTTGTTTCTGACAATTTAATTGTTTTGCCTGTTATTGTTTACTTAAAATTTTAAGGTTGTATATAAGCTTCCAACCGCTGAAAATATAATAATCACTAAATGTCAAAACCAGGCACCCCCAGTTTAATAAGTTTTGATTTATTTTAAGGATAAACAAAACTTTAAACAAAAAACCCCTCTTCTTCTATTTCCTTAATGGATATTTAAATCTCCACCATAATAATAAAATTACTATTATAGATGTATAAAGTAAACAAGAATATGGAACTAACATCCATGGTTCTCTGAATGGTTTTTCTAATGAATAATAAATTATACAATCTATTATAGTAGAAAGTATTACGAGTAGTACAATTATTAATATCATGTTATTTCAAATTTATGACCTCTGTAATTTTTACCTGCAATTGTTGAAGCTATTTCATATAACTTCTCTAACCATTTATCAGTAGATAATGGTTTATTCTTATGATCTAACAAAACAACATTAGTCATTTTAGTTACTTGCTTTGTTTCGTCTTTTCCGTGTATTGTTAAAATCACTGCCATGGTTATATATTTATAAATAAAGATAATATAATTAATATTGTAAAAACTCCTGTAATGATTAAACTAATTTCAAATATTTCTCTGAATATTTCATAAGCACAATCAGATCTATGTCTGAAAATTAGTTGTCCTATAAATCCTCCTAATAAGGAGAATATTAGAACTTTTAATATTGCAAACAACATAATTATTTAATTTGAGATGCAATCTCTGCAATAGTTTTCATCGCACCAAACTCCGGATTCATAAAACCTGTTAACATATCATTAAAATGATAAAAAGATAGCAATGATAATAAAATACAAATTACAAGATGTAAATATTTAAATCCACTCATACCGTATTCTTTTGATAAATCTGGTTTGGGTAATACAATATCAATTTGACCTTCTAATACTCTAATAGTTTTTTGGTATCGAATATCTCTTTTCTTATCAGCATTATAATTACTATTATCACCTGACCATATATCATACCAATTTTGACTAAATTCTGGATTAGGTATATTAACATAATTATCTCTTTTACCCATAATAAATGAATCTTTATTGAGTTTAGGAAAATTACGCTTATAAAATATATACCAATTGGTTATTGATGTTAATGTTAATAGTAAAAATGCAACAGACCAAACAAGTTGTTGTTTAACTAACACATCCCATACTTTATTAGCACCTACTTTAAGCTCTTTAGAGAGACTTTTAATAGCATCACCTACTTTAGGTGCAGCTGATTTTAAATCATCATAAACAGTTCCTACACCATTTGATACTTGAGCTACAGTTTTATCATAACTATTTAATGTAGTTACAACTACTTTTGTACCATCTAATTTTTCAATAATATGTTTATCCTGTGCATTAGTATTAAAGAATACTAAAGATAGTAGAAATATACCTAGTATACTCCACCTTGTGGTTATTTTATTCATAGTTTTTTAAATTTTTTCTTATTCTTTTTAATAGTTCATCAACATATGATGCTGTTATAAACATTTTACCAGTAAATAAATATATTGGTATAAATAATATTAGCTCAATTGCTGAAAATAATAATGTAAATAATATTAATAGTACTATACATAATCTTAATATTATTGGCATAATTAATCACCCATTATAGTATTAATACCATCATTATCTATTGTTAAAGCAACTATTACAGATATTAATGCAAATACTGCCCAAAAACCCATTAAGCAAGCTCTTGATTCTTCACTCCATTTAGCTATTGATAATAAACCATTACTACCCGCACCAGCACCATATAATATTGCTGATATTAAAGCTAATAATACTACTAATAGTATTAATTTCTTATAAATTGTTTTCATATTAATTATTGTTTAAGTAAATTACTTTTTCTGATGATATTTTATATTTATTCATCCATTGAAAGATTTGACCTTTCATTCTACTTTCGTTAGGAGTAATATATTCACCTAATCTCCAATAGATAAATAAAAATCTTCTGTGTAAAGTAACAACATAGTTGCTCCACATATTTATTTCAATTGTTATTTTATACATCTTTTTTAAATTTAGGACTACTTAATAAACCATTTTTTATAAATATTAAATCATTATTAGATAATTTAATTGGAATATTGGCTAATACATAATTATATACAATAACCATTCTTCTTTTAAATATCCAATTAAAATCTTGTTGCAAATATAATTTGTAGCGATGAAGTCTTATCTTGTAAAACTTCTTCTTTAATTTTCTTGGTAGTTTCATTTCTTTGATTTAATAAATAGTAAGGCTGCTTTATGACATTTAATCTCTCCGGGAGTACACCTTACTATTTAACCCTAAACTTAACTAACTATGAAATTAGTATTTTTAAATAAACTTCCTGTCTTTCCAAAGGAATAGATGTCAAATGTTATTATGACATTTAAGGGTCTTCTCTCCACTATCTCTAGTCAGACAACAGCTATTGGATTAGCTTATGAGTTAGAATCCCCTCTCATTTATCTGCATCGAGCAGGAAGTCTATTATGTTTTTTTTAACCAATTAGGTGTGGTAAGCCCATCCCACTGTAGATAGAGAACAGTGCCCACTGATTATCTCCTATTGCACAGATTAATTGGTTAATGTTTTTAAATAAATATCTACAAGGTTGCACCTTGAATTTCCTTTACCCAATAGATTTTAACTACAAAATTATTCTATTAGCTGGGGAACTTGTGTAAATTGTAGTAAACTACCTGCTATGTTATAACATATTTTGTTGGATAGATATTTATTTTTGCCAATATAGAGGAAGTTGAATCCTCATTCTTAAATCTTACTTCTAGGTAGTAATATAATAGTTACTCTGTTTTCATATGTTCATGATATAAATACCACTACTCAATTTACCATTCTTTTATTATATTTTACGCCTATTTTCTCAATTTACAGCTTATATACTATAAATAATATACTTCTTAGCAGATATATTGGTATTAAATTTCAACTGGTTTTGCCGTGCCATTTATGTAAATCTATGCGTATATATCAATAGGTGATAGCCCTGAAGCTATTATATTTAATCAATATATACAGAAGTCATAAACTTGTTGAGAAATTAATGGTTATTCTTCTAATAAATAGAAATTATAATTGTTGTAAAGTATCATTAATTGATTTAATGTTTTAGAATGTTGATCACTATGTTTACCATTAAACTGTATAATTTTAAAATAATCATCACCACTACCATCTTCAATAATTGCAACTATACCAAGTATATTATTACTTCTGTCTTTAACTAATATTTTATCACGTTTTTTAATGTTTTCAATAGGTATTTCATCGCCAGTTATATTTGGTATTATTATCTTTTTCATAATTATAAGTTTATATTATCTGATGGATTACTCATATCACTAAAGAATTTAATTACTTTATATCTATCATCAAATATCATTTTTCTTTTACTGATTATTATATGATTTGGATAATTTAAGCAAAATTTATCTAAATGTAGAGTTATATTATAATCATCTAGTGTTCGATAAACATAATAATAAATAAAGAATAATCTTACTTGTAAATAATAATTATTATCATTCTTTGGTTTATGTAATCTAAATGTTTTTGGTTGTACTCTAAATGCTAATAACATAGCTAATGGTTCAATAATCATACTAGATATAATGACCATAGTAACAAATGATACTATAACAATTGTTACAATTATTGTATTACTCATAATTTAGATATATTTATTATATTAATATTTCTTATTGATTTATCTTTATTATTTATTTTGAATATAATAGTATTAATTTCTAATTGATCTTCAAATAATCTTATTATTATTGTATCAGATATTTGTTGGTTAGATGCTATATCAATAGCATTATAACTTATAAAATATTTATTCATGATTATATCTTTTTATAAATATAATGATTAAAATGCTCACCTAAATATATTAATAATTCACATTTATTTAAATATTCATAAATTGATCCAGCACGAGCATAAATAATATATTGTCCACTATACATTATAGATTCAAGATTTTCAACAAATTCTTTAGCTAATGTAGGACTTTGTAATGGTTCATAAAAATATAATGCTTCAAATGATTTAATATCTTCTTTATCTAAAGTTAATATATTTTTTCTACAAACATGATAATATGATCCAATTTTAACTAAATCATCTTCAATTTCATAACCTGCTACTTTAATAAATTTATTATATATATGTAGATAATATATTTTAACAATAGTTATTAATATACCACATCCTGATCCTAGATCAACAAATGAACCAATTTCTAATCTATTTAATATAAGTATTAAATTATCAATTCGAGAACTTTGAATAAATCCCCACTGTCCTTCATTTTTACCTTCTTCTTTACGTTTAGAAATATTATTCTCTATGTATTTAGACATATTAAATACTCTTGCTGTTGTAGCAAATAAATCAAATATATATCTTAATAGAATTTGTAAATGATCTAATTGTTGTTCTTCTTTCTTAGTTTTATTAGAAAGTTTTAATTCTTTAGTTTTCATAGTTTTATTATTTAAGTTAGGTTTAAATAATATAAATAGAGAGTATATTTCTACACTCTCTATTTATTTAATTGGTCTTAAGATTATGCAATTGCAATATCTTCTTGATGAGCAGCTACTACTTCTGCAGGTGCAGCAACCATTGGTTCTTCAGCTAATGGATGACCTAAAGCTTTAAAAACTTGAGAATCTAATTCATTACCTAAAATAACAGTTGTGTAAGTATCAGCTGAACGTTCTACATTATCACTACCAGTAATGGCATATGGTTGTACTTTACGTGTAGCTAAATAACCAGGAATAGTTTTATTCAAAAATGGTTTTACTTGTAAAGGATCAGCACCTCTCCAAATAGCTTCACCAGCAGCATTCTTTTGTTGCCAAAAATTACGTGTTACTGTTTTAGCAAATGGATTTGTTGGATCTTGAAAGCTTGCAGCATAATATCCACGACCATCTTTTGCAATTTTTACATCTCCTAGACTAGCTAGTTTTACATTACTTGTGTTCATAGTGTTTTGTTTTTGTGTTATATTCAATGATATAACTAGTGTTTAATTTGTTTATTTAAGCAGTTTACGGTGTTACTTAGCACTATTTTCTATAAAGGAATCACACCTCTTTCAGTTTCTTTAAGGACGCTTACTCATTTAAGATGCCTTTAGTTAAAACCTGTTGCTGTTCATAAACTAGCTTAATTAGCTTTTTTATTCTATTTCATTAATAATAACACACATCATAGCTGTACTATCTTTAGTATCTATTTTAAGTGTATTCATATTAACCCATATTGTATCAGCATATAGTTCAGTTCTACCTGATATAGTTGTATTTTTCTGAATATTATTATATCCACCAATACTATCAGTAATAGTAAACATTGTATTTCTTTCTAATTCTTTTACTTTGTAATAATGTATTTTTGATTTATTATCTAATTCATTAGAAGTATAAATATATATGGTCATTATTGCACAAAAAGCCATAGCTGATGCAATTATAAAAAATGATGCATCAGCATCATTACAGCTCATATATGTACCAAATGCTAACATAGCTATTGCTGCTATTAGTATTATTGTAAATATTAATATACTCATGATCTATTTAATTAGTTGTTTGTTATCTGTACCTTTAACAAAATCAGGTGATACCATTAGAGTTTCAGCTCTTATAATATCTTTTACTTGTTCTGTTTTAGGTTGTTCTGGAGCTTCTACTATACTCTTAGTACAGGAACTCATTATTACTATTGTTAGTAATATTAATATCTTTTTCATAGTTATAGTTTAAAGTTTAGTTCCCCATTTCTTACATAAATCATGTAAATCATCACATTCTATTAATGGATAATTACTATCTTTATGCTTCTCTTTTATTTCTTCAATAGTATATATTTCATTTAAGAATATATTTCCTGATATACTTCCAGATACATATTTACTGTTTGGTAAATTAAATGGTAAGTAAATACAATTGGCTATTAATAATAATTTCATAGTTGTTTAGATTTATCTGTTAAATAAATAGGAGTATTTATAGTATAATTGAAATGCTTTTATACCGTATGTTTTTAGTTTAGTTATCATAGATTATATAATAGTATAATGAATGCTATTAATGCTATTCCTAATAATGTCCATTCATTTTTATTAAATGGAGATGATGGTATACTATTCATAATTCATCAAGTTTATTATCAATTTGCTCTAATTTAGTTGTAATATCTAGTATTTTATTGTGTAAACCTACTAAAAGGTTTAATATTACAATAGCTGAAACTACTAATATAACTAGTAGTATTCCAAGTGAAATGTTCATAATAGCTATATTAATTGGTTTTAATGATTAGGTTAATTGGGTTTTTAATAAAGAGAGAGTTAATGTGCAATGTGTATCAGCTAACTAATAAGATAAACACAAAAACCTCTCTTTTACAACTATAATTGCATGTTTTAATAGTGTATTAAGAACAACTAATAGTAAATACTACTCGACCCTATGGTAACTATGAGATTTACATTACTACTAGTTGTCTAATTACTGCTATGTAATATCTTCACATACTTCGTATGTTCGATTAATATCTTTAATTACTTAATAAAGTAAATAAGCAGTTTATAACTCATGCTTAGGAGTATTGTCTGCATTAGCAGTAAGTATCAAGGAATAAGAATAGCTCTAAAGCTTCCTGTTTATCTCTTTTGATACGTTTTTTAGTTCTTTTATTTAGTTTGAACATGACTCATAAATCTTAATGAACCAAATGAACCAACTGTCCTACCAATAGGTTTAACTGCTGATTTCTTCATTCTTTTAAGAATAGATTTATCAACTGAACCAACTGTTGGAGTGTTTTCTGTAGCACCAATAGTGCCAATAATGTTTTGAGCTTTCATAGTAAAGTATTAAAGTGGATAAATAAGCAAAAAGGCTCAATGAAGAGCCAATTTGTGTGTTAATCTAGTACAACCCAAGTGAATGATGCTGTTTCACCAGTGTCTTTGTTAGTATCTGTGTGAACTCTTTCTGATACCTTAGTAGTAGCAGGTAGTTCCATAGTAGCACCAACTGTTGTTTCTTTATTCAACCTGATAAAGCCTCTAGCTACAGTAGATGTTAAGAAACCAAACTCTTTAGTTACTTCTACTAATGCTGATTTAGCTGATTTTGATACGTGTAATACTTTTAATGAATACATAGCAGTTTTGTTTAATGTGTAAAGGAATTAGTACCCCGTGTACCAATGTGAAATTATGTAGGGGGAGTGTTTGTCAGGCTTCCTGGTGACATTAAACACATATATTTTTTAAAATTTTTAAAAAAAGTACCCCCTACATTTGTTTTTATAAAATATTATTTGTATCTTTGTATTATGAAAACAACATTTATATATGCTCTATCAGAACCTGATAACATTTCAAATATTAGATATATAGGTAAAGCTAATAATCCAAAACATAGATATTCAATTCATATTTCTAAATATGATTATGAAGATCAATATAAAACACATAAAAATAACTGGATAAGATCTTTAATAACAAAAGGACAAAAACCAGTATTAATTATATTAGATGAAGTTCCTATTGAAGAATGGAAATATTGGGAACAATTTTATTATAATAAATATAAAAATATATGTGGTTTAACAAATGTTGAAGATTGTATAGGATCTGGAGGTGGTGGAAATATTACTGGTTCATCTAATAAAGAAACTATAAATAAAAGAATTAGAGAGAATCCTGAGAAATATAGATGTAAACCAATATTAAAAATTGATATAAAAACAAATGAAATAGTTGCTAAATATGAGTCTTCTAGAATTTGTTGTGAAGAAGAAGGTTTTAGAGCAGAAAGATTAAGGAATGCTATTAATGGTTTTAAAAGAGTTAAAGGAAAAGAAATTAAAGTAAATCACATAAAAGGTTATAAATATGTCCATGAATAAATTAATAAAGAAAATACCTCTTTATCCAAAGAGATTAGTAGTAGTTATTACTGATGATTTTAATGAAAGTGGTAAAGAACTTAAATTAAGTTTTACAGATAGAGATTTAGATTGTAAAGCATTAGCCTTTAATGGTTATTATAAAGATCATAGATGTGTTTATATATTTATGAGACCTGAGAATATTAATAGTTGGGGAATATGGGCACATGAATGTTTACATTGTACTAATTATATAATGGAACATGTTGGTATACCAGCAGATAATGATAATGATGAAGCTCATGCTTATTTATTAACTTGGATGATGAATGAGATACAAAAATTTGTAGATAAAGTAAAATAATATCCAATATTATTAGGATTTATCAATTATTTTACTTACCTTTGTATCATGAGTTTAAGCAACTTACAATAGTGATTGTTGACTGGATAAAAGATGGGTATAAGCACTCTCCAGTATTAACGGGTTTTGAGAGGTATGACGACTTCAATCAATATGTAAGCCAAGGAGAATGTAAGAAGAGATTCTTGCAGGAAACCTCTCTATGTCCTAAGGACATGTTAATTAATAAATGAATAAAATTATAAACTATTTTATATTCATAAAACTATGGCAAAAAAGTATTTTAAAAAATTAGGTATAAGAAAACAATTTGGTACAGTACAAGTTTCTAAAAGAAAGAAAGGTACATGGGCAAGCAAATATAAAACAGTAAAGTTTACAGACTGGGAACAAAATAATTAATATGATAAAAAATAAAAGTGCACTAAGAAAGACTATTAAGCTACGAGAACTAGTTAAGAACTTTGAAGACTATAGTAATCTACCTGCTGGTGAAGAATTCCTTAGAGAATTCAGAAAAGCTTTAAAAGCTAAGAATATTAATATGGAAGTTAAAGAAGATGGAGAATAATACAATTGTAATTAATATTGATGGTAAACTTTATTATCTTGATAATACAAACTGGGTTAAAGAGTTAAGTTATCAAAATTATAAATAATATGGAAGACAATCAAATATCATCAGAACAATGGAGTTTAATGTGGGAAGAAGCAACTCTTCAATTAGAGTTCTGGTTAAGTATTAAAGATGCTGTTGATAATAAAGATGTTACTAAGTTAAATGAAGTTATAGAAAAGTATGAAGATAAAGAAGTCTAAATTACAATACTTTACTACTAATGTAGAACCTTCTAAAGCTGAAGATTTAATCATTTACTTTCTTAATAAGAATAACATCAAGTACGAAAGAGAAGTAAGCTTTAAAGGCTTTACATCACCTAAAGGAGGATATTATAGATATGATTTCTTCTTTCCTCAGTCTAATTTAATATTAGAATATGATGGTAAGTTATATCATAGGAATAAAACTAATGATAATATCAAAAATATCTTCTGTAGAAACAATGGTATTAAAATAGTTAGGTTTAACTCTAAACATTATTATCATCTTGATATTGAATTACAGAAGTTAATAAAACAATATAAATTAAAATAATAAAAAAAATAATTGTGAGAAAACTTGTTTTTCTCATTTTTTTTACTTATCTTTGTAGGATAATAAATTAAGTTATGGAAACAGGACACAAGATAGAAATATTAATTAAAGCTTTAGGTACAATGGTAATGGTACCACAGTTTAAGTCTACTGAAGTTATTGGAGAGAAAGTACAAATACAACCTTTACAACAAGGTATTCTTCAAGGTAAACTAAGAGATCAAGCTGAAGTTAAATTAGCTGAATTAATTAATATACTTTAAAATATAAAACTAATACTCGAGCCCTAACAAGTGAGTAGCCACAAATGAGGTATTAGTTTTAAAATATAGTGCGGGTTAGAGAAGTAGTTATCTCGCTGGGCTCATTACCCGGAGATCAGTGGTGCAGATCCACTACCCGCTACCTAAAAGGACTTTAAATTTTGTTGAGTTAGTCTACTCAACCCACCTAAAAAAGACAGAAGGGATGTAATCACATCAGTAGAGTTAGTCTTCTCTATGATCCTGCTAGGGGTCATCCGGTTTTACTAATTGTACCTTTAAACAATTAGTTTTAAAATATTAAATTATGAATGAAAAAATATTAAGAAGGAAAGTAGAATTAAAAGATTTCTACAAAGTTTATTTAAAGACCTTAAATGGTCATATGAATCTAACTAATAGAGAACTAGATGTACTTACAGAGTTATGTAAACTACAATCTAAATATACTAAAGAAGGTTATGCAGATAATAAACTATCTAAGATGATATTTAGTTCATTATCAAGAGAAGAGATTAGAACCACATTAGGTATTTCTTCTTTCAATTTGAATAACATTATGAAATCTCTTAGAGATAAAAACTACGTAACTAAGATAGATAATATTCAAATTGTACATCCTAGAGTATATGTACCTGATACTGATAGTACATATATAGTTAGTTTCAAAATAGAATTATAAATATGATTATAGATACAATTGGAACCTCTTATGATTCCATGGAAGAGTTGATAGAACGTCAACATATTATTGAAGATAGAATAGAACAATATATAGAAGAGAAAGGTATTGCTAATAAGTATGAGAGTACAGTAACAGTATCAAAAGATAATAGATTTTACTTAAGCATTAACTTAATACAAGAATAATATGGCTCTTACTACTCAGCAAATGATCTCTTTAGGTTTTAAACCTAGTAAAAGATCATCTATGTATGATAAAAAATATGATACCCTGATATATCCAATTAATGAAACAGATTTTCTTTATATAGGATATAATGAATATACTAAAAGAATTAATAATAAGATTCTTTGGAAATCTTTTAAACAAGTTGATTCAGGAGAAAGAATTACTTATCCTGTTACACATTTAGGAGATACTGGTTTTAGTGAGTTAAAAGACTTTCTAGTTAAATGTAAAAGAGATATTTATGAATATGTAACTGATGGTCAACCTATTGAAGATATTAATGTAGAAGAAACCACTAAGAGAAATACATCTAGAGTAATGGAAGTATCTACTGATATTAATACTATAGATAAAATAGATGAATAATATTATAAAGATAATCGCTGGTAGATTAGGTATAGATGAAGAGATTGTAGAAAAAGCTGTTAGAACAGAGTTTAAGTTTGTAGCTGAAACTATGCAAGCAGGTGAATTTCAATCTGTTCATCTACACTACTGGGGAAAGTTTGCCGTTAAACCTAATGCTATTAAGAGATTAGATGATAAACAAAGAGTATGATTTCTCCAAATATAAAAATACAGACTACATAGAATTTTATTCAGTTAGTGATGTATATGACAAAGGAGATAATGATGAATACCACTTAGTTAAAAGAGCTGTTAAAACTAAAGAGAAAGTATGGAAATATGATATTGCATACGTCAGAGAAGTATTTAATAGTAAAGGTAATGTCAGAAGACAAAGAACTGAGATTGGTGTTAGAAATAGAGATCCTATTGTAGTATTAGGTAGGTATAGAGATATTGATCCTATTGTCTTTAATACTAATAATACAATTAACAAATCAGTAGGATTCAAATTTTATTAATATGAGTAAATACAAATATATGACAATAGGTCATTTAAGAGAAGTTATAGAAGAATTACCAGATGAAGCTGAATTAAAAATAGTTTACATGAATCCTATCAAAGAAGAAACAGCTTATACTAAAATTGGACCTTCTCTAATATATAATAAAGATAATAAATATACTGGTAACCCAGAAGATATGGGATTATTAATAAGATTATTCTTTGATAAATATTCAATGATTAAAAAGGATGAGTAAAATACTACATACAATAGATCCAGAATTTAACTTCTGGAAACTATATCCAGATTTAAAGAAAGTAGAAGAGTTTAAGAAATTACAGAAAGACTATACCAATTCATCAGATGTGATGTGGTTTATAGTATTAGCTTTTGATACTGGTTCTAAATTCTTTAATATGCCTGAGAAAGATAAAACAGAACTTCTTGGTAAAGATTATTTGAAAGATAAAGACTTTTATAAGAATAATAAGATAAAGATATCTGGTGCAATAACTAGATGGGAGTCTATATCAGATACTGCTTTTAGGCGTCATTATAGACAATGGGTAGAAACTATAGAGAAGAGAACTAACTTCCTTAGAAAGATGGATTATGATATAGATAATTATGATAAGTTAGATAAGATGGCTGCTAATACTTCAGCTCTACTTGCTACCTTTGATAAACTACAAGCTGCTATGGATAAACAAGAAGGACAAGGTACTACTAAGAGTAATGCTCAACCTTCATTAGCTGATAGTGAAGAAATATAATATATGGAATATACACATGAAGATATAGTTCGATTTAGAGATAGTTTAAATACACAAATTAGATTATTAAAGAATGAAATATATACAAAAGAAGCTGATTTAAAACTATTAAAGAATAGATTAGATGATGCTAATCTAGGGTTAGCAATGATTGAAACTTTTTGTTCTGAATATATAGAACAGCATTTACAAGCAATAATGAGTAAAGCAGGAAAAGTTGTAGACATTGAAGACTTTGGAAAGAATATAAACTATGATTAATAACGCATTATTTAAAACACAGATAGAGAGATTAAATCCTTTATCTATGGAATATAGATCTTTCTGGAAAGAAGAAAGACGAAGATGTATAGAGGGATACTGGGTTGGGGGTAAATATATGCCTGGTCCAGTTTACCAATATATAAACCATTGGAAGATTGAATTAAATAAAGGAAAGAACTCTAAACAGAAGGTTATTGACCATCCTTTCTTAAGAGATCTTGAATGGGAAAAAGGTAGATTATTTTTAGAAGCTAGAGGATTCTCTGGCTTTGAACATGATAACTACCATACATGTGACAGAGAATTAAAAGACTCTGCAATGTTCTATGATGAGTTTGAGAACAAAAGGATTATAAGTCCTACTGAATCAGATTATGAACTTATCAGAGAGAACAGTAGAAGGTTTAAAGAGATACAATATGTAGAAGCTAGAGAATATCTCCAGAAGATACATGAAGGTAATCTAGGTAGACCACTTATGGAAAACCAAGCTAGAAATGTAGTAGATATAGAATCTAGGGGTGGAGGTAAATCATTCTTTGGTTCTAACTTAATAGGTTGGAACTTTTTGCATGATGGAGTATTTTGGTATGATGACTTAAGAGCTAAACCAAAATCAGAAACACTTATTGGTGCTATTGATACTAAATACAGCTCTGGTTTAATTAAGAAAGTTATATTAGGTTTTGAGAACCTTACAGGTGGTGTAGAGATGGGTGATAGATATTATCCAGCACCAATGTTAAAGAAATACTCAGGTACTTGGCAATCAGGTAAAACTATTGTTGCTGAGTATGAAACTAAAGTAGGAGATACTTGGATTAAAAAAGGAAGTAAGTCTATGATTTATCATAGATCTTTTAAAGATAATCCATTAGCAGCCAATGGTACAAGGCCTGGTTTTACTGCTTTAGAAGAGATAGGATTTATGGGTAACTTAGAGGCAGCTCTAGGTGCTTTAAAAGAATGTACTGCAAATGGTGCTGAGAAATTTGGTACTATATGGATGTTTGGTACAGGTGGTGATATGGAAGGTGGTACAACAGAAGCTGTTAAAAAAGTATTCTATGACCCTGAAGCATATGACTGTTTAGTTTTTGATGATGAATTTGAGAATAAAGGAAAAATTGGTTATTTTGTACCTGCGTGGAAGACACTCAATCAGTACAAAGATGAAGAGGGAATTACTAATGAACAAGCTGCTAAGGAATATCTAGTAAAAGAAAGAGAGAAATTAGCTAATGGTAAATCTAAACAGCCTTTATATTCAGAGTTACAGAATAGACCTGTTCTTCCATCAGAAGCATTCTTAGTACTTACAGGTAACTTATTTCCTGTAGCAGAACTAAAGGAGCATCTTGCTAGTTTAGAGTCAACAGAGAGAAAGAAATCACTTGGTACTCCAGGATGGATGTATAGAAGTTCATCAGATGGTAAAGCTTACTTTAAAGGTGAAGATTTAATACCTGCTACATATCCTACTAATAAATCAGTAGATCCTAAAGGAGCAGTAGTTGTGTGGGAAGAACCTACAGAGACTATTGGTTATGGACAATATATTGCAGGGATTGACCCTTATGATCAAGATAAAGCAGAGAACTCTGTTTCATATGGTTCTATCTTCATATACAAAAGATTTGTACACTCAGGACAAACATATAATTTACCAGTTGCAGAATATACTGGTAGACCTGATTTTGCTAATGACTTCTATGAACAATGTAGGAGATTATTAGAATGGTATCAATGTAGAGCATTATATGAAAATCAAAATACAGGATTAAAACAATATTTTCAAACAAGAAATTGTTTACATTTATTGCATACTCAACCTAATATTATTAAATCAATATCTCCTTCTAGTAAGGTAGAACGTGGTTATGGTATTCATATGAGTAAACAGATTAAAGATGATTTAGAAATTAAGATGAGAGATTGGCTTAAAGAAGAAATAGAGCCAGGTATTCTACAACTTACTAAGATATTATCAATTCCTTTATTAACAGAGTTGATAGCTTACAATGATGAAGGTAACTTTGATAGATTTATATCATTTGCCTTATGTATACTACAAGCTGTAGAGATGCATAATATAACAGTTGAAGAAGCACAAGAAGAATCATCAATGGATAAATTCTTTACAAAGAAACTATTTGTTTAGATTTCACAAAATAATTAATTACAAATGACGAATTCAGTTTTAATACCCAGTGATAATTTATCACCTAGACAGAAGATCGCTAGATCAAAGAAAAATAAAGACTGGGGAATACAGAATGTAGAAAATGTTATCAGAATGGCAGGAGTTACTAATACAGCTCTATTTGCTAAAGATAGAATTAACTATGATTTGTATAACAATATTATAGATAAGAAGGACTTTGCTTATGTTACTAATCCATATGGATTTGCAGATGAGTTTCCTGCCCGTTTAAATAACTATAATATTATAACTTCTAAGATTAAACTATTAGAAGGTGAAGAAATTAAAAGACCATTTAACTTTAGAGTAGCGGCTGTTAATTCAGAAGCTGTATCTCAAATACAAGAAAAGCGTAAAGAACTTTTATTACAGTATTTAGAATCAGAGTTAGTTGGTGATTTAATGCAACAAGGTGTAAATATTGAGAATCCTGAGCAAGCTATGACTCCTGAAGAAATTGAGAAGTATATGACTTACTCTGATGCTGATGTAAGAGAGTCAGTAGCTAATAAGATTGCTAAGTACTTGATACCTGAACAAAACCTATTATATAAATTTAATAAAGGATTTAAAGACTTATGTATATCAGCTAAAGAATACTATTATGTTGGTATAGAATCATCGTCTCCAATAGTTGAAGTAGTAAATCCATTAGATTTTAGATATGATAAAAATCCAGATTTAGATTATATACAAGACGGTCAATGGGCTGCACATACTAAGTACTGTACATGCTCTGAGGTTATTGATAGTTATTACGATGACTTAACACCAGGAGAAGTAGATCAAATAGAAACTAATAGTTTCAGATCTACTAATTTAGGATTAGATCCTTCTGATGGTAAAATCGATATTACTTATACAGCACCATCTAATCAGAATCAAAGTTCAATGGCTAATTATATTCCTGTAATTAGAGTTGAATGGAAATCTCTACGTAAGATTGGATTCTTATGTTATTATGATGATAACTTAGAAGAACAAGAAACTATTGTAGATGAAACATATAAGGTTCAAGAAGATAGAGGTGAAACAGTTAACTGGGTATGGATTAATGAAGTATGGGAAGGTACTAAAATAGGTGGAGACATCTATGTTAGGATTAGACCTAAATCTGTACAATACAGAAGTATCGATAATCCTTCACAATGTAAACTTGGATATGTTGGTACTGTATATAATGGAAGAAATTCAGAAGCTACATCATTAGTTGATCTAGTTAAACATCATCAGTATCTATATAACATTATAATGTATCGTATGGAGTTTGAGATAGCTAAAGCCAAAGGTAAAAAAATGGTAATGGATTTAGCTCAGATACCACGATCACAAGGTATTGATCTTGAGAAATGGATGTACTATTTTGATAGTATGGGTATTGCTTTTATTAATTCATTTGAAGAAGGTAAAGGTAAATTCCAAGGACAGACTTCCCAATTTAATCAATTTACAGCTGTTGATATGAGTTTATCTCAATCAGTAGGTCAGTATCTAATGATATTAAATAAGATAGAAGATCAATGTGATTCATTGATAGGTGTATCTAAACAACGTCAGGGAGCTATTAGTTCATCTGAAACAGTTGGTGGAGTAGAAAGGTCAGTAGTACAATCTTCTCATATTACAGAGCCTTTATTCTATGTACATAATGAAGTTAAGAAGCACGTACTTACTCAACTTATAGAATGTGCTAAAGTAGCATTACCAGAAGGTAAAAAGATAAATTATATTGGTGATGATATGACAAGAGTATTTTTAGAAATCAGTGATGATTTTAGAAATGCTGATTATGGTGTCTTTGTTACTAATACTTCTAAAGAAGTTAAAGTTCTAGAAGATCTTAAGATGATTGCTCAACAAGCAGTAGCTTCAGGTATTATATCACTTACAGAGTTAGTAGCTATATTTGATTCTGATTCAGTGGCAGATATTAAAAATACTGTTAAAAGAGCTGAAGCAAGAGCAGATGCACAAAGACAAGAAGAAGGACAACAAGCACAAGCTCTACAACAACAGATGTTGGAAGCTCAAGCTAAAATGCAATCTGATCTACAAGATCGTTTGGATAATCGTGAAGTTATTAAAGGTGATATTAATAAAGAGATCACATATATTAAAACCTTTGGTGGTGTTAATAATAGTGCTACTGAAGATACTGATAATAATGGTATTCCAGATATTGTAGAATATGATAAATTAGATCAAGCGGCAGCTGAACACTCAGATAAAATGGATCTTGAAAATAGAAAACTTCAAGTTGAGCGTGAGAAAATGAAAAATGATAAAGAAATAGCTGAAAAAAAGATAGCAGCAGATAAAATTAAAGCTAGGTCAAAACCTAAATCTTCATAAAAGCTATAGAAATATTAACAAATAAATAAAAAGAGTAATAAAATTTTTTATATTAAAAAATAAATAGTAATTTTGCACTATGTTAGAAACAATAAACGAAACAAGTAGTTTCCTAGATGGATTTGAAGAACAAGAATCTCAAATTATTAATGATGGAACTGATGATGGAATTGAAACTATCAATACTTTAGATGGTATAGAGACAGATGATACTTTTGTACCACCAGTAGAGGAAAAAGAAGAAGAGAAAGAAAATCAAGAAGAGTCAGAAGAGGAAGAATCAGATGATGAGATTCCAGCATTTTCTTATAAAGCTTTTCTATCACATTTAAGTGATGAAGGTTTAGTAACTTTTGAGGATAAAGAAGATATTCCAGATAATGTTGATGTAGTATATGAATCAGTTAAGAAAACAATTGAAACAGGTATTAATCAATACAAAGAATCAATTCCTGAACAAGGAAGACAATTCTTAGATTATCTAGAGAAAGGTGGTGATATTAATAAATATCTTGAAACTCTTCAGAAACCACTAGATTTAAATACATTAGATTTAGATTCTGAAGCAGATCAAGAAAGAGTATTAACTGAGTATCTAAAACTTCAAAATTATACTGCTGAAGAAATTAAAGAAACCGTAACTGATTATAAAGATGGTTTGATACTTGATAAACAATCTAAGATTGCTGCTAAGCAATTAGAAAAAGCTTTTGAGAAACAAACTGAGATTCTATTAAAGAATCAAGAGCTTCAAGCAGAAGCACAAAAAGAACAGTATAATCAATATATTCATACAGTTAGTAATACAATTGATAGTTCAGAAAGTCTAGCAGGATTAGATGTTACTAAAGCAGAGAAAGATGCTTTTAGGAAATATCTATTAGTAAGAGGCAAAGATGGTTTAACAGATTATGAAAGAGAATATCAAGCAGATCCAGTTAAAATACAATTAGAGTTAGCTTATCTTAAGTATAAAAAATATGATTTTAGTTCAGCTAAAAAAGCAGGAGCTACAGCATTAACTAAAAAACTGAATTGGACATTAAAGAATAATGAAACAACTGTTAAAGGTGGTAAAAGTTCAAGTGATCCAAAAGAAGAGAGTAATTTTGATGCATTTAAATCATTTATTCCAAAACGTAAATAAACAAATAAATAAATTAAAAATTAAATAATAAATAATGAACGTAAACAATTTACAACTTTATCAAGGTAAAAAGTTTGCAGGACTTACAGATACCAATAACTTGGCTACTGCATTCCTAACTGAACCAGAAATGGTTAATAACACACTATCATTTGTGTTTGGTTGGAAATACAAGAACCCATTGTCTTTGTTTACTGGTGGTCTTGGTAGAACTAGAATACTTAACAACAGAGAATATGGTTGGAGACTTATTGGTGATTTAGAAAGACCAATTAAAGTATTAAGGAATCTAGGTGATGGTGGATCTACTCCAGGTTTGTATAATCAAACTTTTAGAGTAGTACTAGCAGAAAAAGAATTTGTTTCCGGTGAGGTGCTTATTCCAGATGACAGAGAGTATCCTGTTATCGTAGAGGGAGATGCAATTCAAGATGGAGAAGGATTTATTTACACCTTAAGGCTTCTTAATCCAGATTCAGCTGCTTTTATTCCACCTGCTCTAATTGCGGCTGGTAAAGAGTTCTCGAAAGATTACTCAGCATTTGAAGAAGGATCTAGCAGATCAGGTATTACTACTTATGGTAGTCCATTTGAAATGAGGAATCATTTGACTACTCAACGTAAAACACGTGAGATCACTGGTTCAGCTCAAACAGATGTTATGGCTATTGTAATGAAAGATCCTGCTTCAGGTAAATCTTCTTTCTTATGGGCTGATGTTCAGGAATGGACTTTCCTTGCACAATGGTATCGTGAATTGGATAGATCACAATTGTACTCAGTGTATAATGCTAATCCAAATGGTTCAGTAAGTCTAAAAGGAGAAACTGGTCGTCCAGTTTATATTGGTGCAGGTTTGCGTCAGCAAATTTCACCTTCTAACAAAAGGTACTATACTCAATTGACAGAGAATGTTATTCGTGAATTTATGATCGATTTAACATATAATGTTAAAGGTGATGGTGATGCTAAATTCATCGCTATGGCTGGTTGGGGTTTCATGGATGCTTTTGATAGAGCAATGAAAGAATCAATTAAAGGATGGACATTGGTAGATTCAACATTTATTACTGGTTCAGGACAAAACCTTACATTAGGCGGTCAGTTCTTAACTTATAAAGGTATTAATGGAATTGAAATGACAGTAGTACATCAACCTTTGTATGATGATCCAATTCATAATCGTAAATTAAATCCACTTACTGGTCGTCCAGTAGAATCATATAGAGCAACCTTTATTGATTATGGAATGTATAACGGTGAATCTAACATCATGAAAGTTGCTAAGAAAGATCGTGAAGCTGTAATGTGGTACACTGGTGGTTCAACATCACCTGCTGGTCACTCAACTTCAGCATCAAGATTGGGATCTAGTACATTTGATGGATATGCAGTACATGCTTTGGCTGAAACTGGTATCATGCTTCAAAATCCAATGAGCTGCGGAGAATTGATCCTTGCGGCGTAATTAAATAATTTAGTGAGGGTAGCAATTAAGCTACCCTTATTTCAAAAAATTTTATGAGTAAAATAGTAAAGATTAAACTAATAGAGAAAACAGGTACTAACGCATTTAATGGTTTCGTTAGATATAAAAATACTAAAGATTATATTACTTCTTATTATGATGAAAGAGGAGTTCTATATACAGGTCTTAGTGAAGAAGATGAAGTTAGACTAGGTAAAAAATTACAAGTTGATTTAAGTAATACATCACAATACTGGCATGAATTTGCTATTGTTATGTCAGATAAAGAGCAAGAGCTTGATATCTCAACTGCAAAACAAGAACTTCAATATCTGTTTTTAATAGGTGGTCATAAAAGGATAGCAAGGTCTATTACAGATTCTGATTTTGGTATTAAAGACTACTACATTATTGATGAAAATAAAGAAGCAGAAGTTGCAAATAGTAAAGCATCAGTTAAAATTGAAGCGTATACACTATATGGATCTCTATCTGCTGAAAATAAAAAAGATATTTTAAAACTTTACCCAGGATTTACTAATCTTGATAGTGTTTCACCTTCTGTAATAGAAGCTAAACTATATGAACAATTAGAAAAAGATCCTGCTAAGTTTGTAGCACAAGCTAAAGATAAAAAACGTGATAGTAAAATTCTATTAAAAGAATTGGTACAAGCAACTATCCTTAGAAAAAATAAGAGTTCATATTACTATGGAGATGACTTCATAGGTCATGATGAGGAATCAGCATTGACTTATATTGATGACCCATCAAGACAAAGTCTCAAAGTAGATTTAATGGCTCAATTAAATAGTTCTGATAAGAAAAAAGGTAAATAATGACAGCAAGGGATTTTCATAATAACTTTGATATAGAAGTTGATAAAACTAAAGACTTTGAATTTCCTTATATATTAGCTGAACAAAAAGACTATTGGTTAAATAAAGCTCAAGATCAATTTATTGAAGATAGAGCTTATCCAAATGATAAGAGACAACTTGGTTTTGAACAAGACCAACAAAGAATAGATGATTTAAGCTGGATAGTTAAAACTGCTAGCTTAAGTCCTACTCCTACAGCTACTGGATATACTTTAGCTTTACCAGCAGATTATCTACATTTAGTAAGACATTCATGTACTACAACAGGTGGAGATACTTGTGGAACTCATATTGTTGGTGGTATACAAACTACACATGAGTTTATTAATCAAATGTTGAAAGATCCTTTTTGGACACCTTCAGCTGATGAGCCACTATACTATATACAAGGTAAAAATATTGTATATGAAACTAAAGGAAACTATACATTATCAAATGTAACAATTACTTATATTAAAGTACCTGTTAGTATTAGATTAGGAACAGAATATATAATACCAACTACAGATGTAGATTGTGAATTAAGTTCTCATGTTCATAGTGATATACTAAATATGGCAGTTTCAATGGTACTTGAAAACTTTGAGTCTCCAAGGTATCAGACAAATTTAAATGAATTAAATAAAAATTAAATAAATAAAATAAAATAATGGTAACAAACAGAGTTTATAAAGTCTTAGTAACCACTGGTGGTGCAGCCGCTGCAACAGTTGCAGCTTTAACAGCAGGTCAATGGATTATAGTTAAGAAAGACGGAACTCCTTATGCTCCTGCAGATACTATTGCCGCTGGTGATAAATTTCGTATTGTAGTAGGTGCCCCTGATGGAACAAGAGTCTTTTCTGATTTAATCTCATTGAAGGATGTTAGAAGCTATGAAAAGCAAGTTTATGCAGCGAGAGTTGAACAAGTAGTAACAGTAACTTTAGCCGCTCCTGTTGTAGGAATTGAGTACACAGTTTCTGTAATTGATAAATCTGATAAAGAAATTCTTCAGGCTCGTCAAAACAAACGTACTTATTCTGTAATAGCAGTAACCGGTGAAACAGCAACTACTTTAGGAGATAAATTTAGGACACAGATTAATGCTGATCCTGCTTCAACTGTAACTGCAACTGGTACAACTACTTTGATTTTGACAGCAAAATCAGTAGCTGGTACAGCCAATTATATTGGTGAGTATCCTGCTCAATACTTCTTTGATGTATTTTCAACATCTCTTGATAATACAGTTTATCCAATTGCTTTTCCAGCAGCTTCAGGTACAATAGTTTATACTACTGCTCCAGGATTTGGAAATGGTAATTTCTCACAAGTACGTACATTAGAACAACGTGGTCAAGGTTATGTTGGTAAAACTAACTGGACTTCATTCCCAGCACCATCAGGTCAATATTTGTCTGTAGCTGGTACAAATTACGATACTTATGTAATTGAAGAAGATCATATTCATGATACTAATTCAGTAGTAGAGGGAGAAAAAGCAGCTCCAAGGACAACTTATATTGCAATTACTGCAGGTGCAGGCACAGCTTTTGAAGCTATCCTTACTCCATATATTGCATCTGAGCCAGCTGAAGCACTTACAGTAGAAGGATAATTAAATAATTAATCTTTAATTAAAGGGAGTGATTAATAGTCAATAGATTATTGATTACTCCTTTTTTAGTTTAAATAAATGGCAAAAAAATATAATGTAATTGAAGTAGTAGAAGCATCAGCAGTATCGGGTAATACAATATTTCCTAAAGATACAGTTATAACCTTTTATAATGATACTTCCAAAATTAAAATAGCTGATGGTAAAACTCCCTTTAATAGTCTACCAGCAATTGGTGGTGGTAGTGGAGGTATTACTCCAGAGATACAAGCAGCATTGGATTTAAAAGCTCCATTAGCTAATCCAGCATTTACTGGTACAGTTACTGGTATTACTGCTGCTATGGTTGGACTAGGATCTGTTAATAATACATCTGATGCAGCTAAACCAGTTAGTACAGCACAAGCCACCGCAATAGGCTTAAAAGCAAACTCTGCTTCACCAACCTTTACAGGAACTGTAGTATTACCTGCAACAACTTCTATTGGTACAATAACTAATACAGAATTAAGTTATGTTGATGGTGTTACTAGTTCTATACAAACTCAGTTAAATGGTAAGAGTGATATTAACATAGTTATTAATACTCCGGTAGCTAATTATACATTAGTATTAGCTGATAATACGAAATTAATAAATATGAATGTTGCTGGTGCTAATACTTTAACAATACCACTTAATGCAACAGTAGCTTTTCCAATAGGAGCTAATATAATGGTTAGCCAATTAGGTGCTGGTCAAGTAACAATAACTCCAATTGGAGGAGTAACACTAAATTCAGCTGGAGGTAAATTAAAAACTAATGTACAATTTTCAACTGCTACTTTAATTAAAACAGGAACTGATGTTTGGTTAGTATCGGGTGATTTAGCAGTCTAAGATAATGATAAGGGGATTATATGGTAGTATAGCAAGTAGTGGGAGCTCAACAGCTCCTTCTCCTATGTTTAACATATTTGGCTATGCTATGGAAAATGGAACTACTACTGGTGGAGCAGATCATCCAGATACTCAGGAGTATACAGCAACTAATTTTGCAGATTTTAAAGCTGCTTGTGAAGCTGCAGAAACATTTCATATTATTATAAAATATGATCCGGTAGGAGGTATTGCTTATGGTAATGGTGCAGAATACATCAATATTAAATCTAACAAGACTATATTAGGTGTAACTGGTTCAGTGCTGGAAGGTGCTGCTTTGATGGTGTATGGCTACAGTAATGTAATCATTCGTAATATGACCATTGGTAAGATACAGGGGTTATCCAATATCATAATTAAAGAAGATGCTCATCATGTATGGGTAGATCATTGCAACTTATATTCAGATTTGGATAGTGGGTATGATTTCTATGATGGACTATTAGATATTGGGAATAGAGCAAGCTATGTAACCTGTTCATGGAATAGGATGCACCACAACCCAATCCCAAATCTTATAGGATTTAGTGCAGTTATTGATGACAGTGCTAATCTGAAAACTACTTTGTATGGTAATTGGTATCACGATACATGGGAACGTGGCCCATCTACTTTATGGGGAGAAGTTCATTTATTTAATAACTTTATGCAGGATATTCAAGCACCTAGTGGCGGTTATGCAATAGCTTGTCATTGTGGGTGTAGAATGCGATTAGAAAATAATTCTATGGAAAATGTATTTAATCCATATAGAGATAACTTTGATCCTACTCCTGAAGCTCCTATTCCAGGAGAAAACTCAGGATGGAGTTCAACTAAATTAGTTAGTTGTGGTGATATTTTTATGGCAGGTAATACTAATTCTTTATATCGTCCTCCTTACACATATTCTTCTTATATATTACCAGTAGACAGTGTTAAGTCAATAGTTACGACAAATGCTGGAGCTACACTCAACATAACGTAAAATATATTTGGAAATATAATTAATTATTAGTAACTTTGTAAATAACAATAAAAATAATGGCATTACAAACAAAAGTCTCTTTTGTAGATATAGATAAAACTGGTGGTATTATCAGAGTTAAAGATACTACAGGAATTTATTCAGTATCAAATCCCACTGGATATGGTTTTCCTAATACTGCTGTAGGAGATATAAATAAAATTATATTTTCAATAAGTCAATATAGTACTACTGATATATTTAAACAAACTTATGTTAGAGTAGCAGATATACTACATCCAGAATACTTTATTACTCCTACAATTAATCAAATTACTTCTGGTACTGAAATAGAAATTACTTCTATTAGTCTAGGACAAACAACTATATTTATTCCATTTGAAGATGGAGTATTTGATCTTAATATGTATAGTGTACTTACTACTGCTAAAACAGGAGTAATAGCTGCTACTGGTAATCCTTTTATTACAGGTACTGGATTAGCTACTTATCTACAATACGATAGTGTATTAGTTAATGAGAAGACTTATGATATAGATAAAACTAAAGATACTAATGGTGGTACTATTTTATACTTAGTAGAAGAATTACAAGATACTACTAATTTATTTTATCCATCTTATAAAGCTAATGTTAAATTTATAACTGATGTATCTACTACAACTTGTTTATATAATAAAGTAGGTAAATTAGCTACTAGTTGTGATTGTGATAATAATGATGTAGTAAATACTTTATTCGAAATAGAGTTACTTAAATGGGCTTCTCAGTATGCATTTGATAATGGAGACTTTGTAAAGGCTAATGAACTAATCGTAAGTGCTCAGAGAGCATGTAACTATAATTGTGGATGCTAAATGGCTAATACTCTAACTCTAGATGAATTCAATAATTTAAAGATTAAGTCTGATAAAATAGTTTATGATAAAATCTTACAATACTATACAGCTAGAATATCTGGTATGGATAGTTGTAAGTTAAAAGTCAAAGAACTATTATTATATGCTAAGACTTTAAGTTCTTGGGAACAAGATAAATTTAATAGCTTACAATATACTAATTATTTAAATAGTAATGCTATACAAGCAATTTTTAAACAAGTTAATAAACTATCATAATGTGTGTAAAATGTAATATAGATAATTGTAGTTGTGACTATAATGCGGAGATTAATTTAACTAGGCAATATATAGTTTCAATGCCGGGTGAAGAAGGACCAGCAGGTCCAGCAGGAGAAGTTCCTACACCTATTTTCAGCGACGATTTGTTCGACGCATAGTTATAATTTTAAATAAAATAATAATGTTTAACAAATGTAATAAATGTGGAAGTTGTAACTGTACTTGTGGAAGCTTAATAGCTCCTAATATAGTTAATAACTTATCTACTTCAATAACTAATTCAGTTCCAGGTCCTCAAGGAGAACAAGGTGATTCTTTTGTACCTGAAGAATCTGATGATATATTTACAATATAAGAATGGCAGAAATAAAGCAATTTATTAGAACAGTTAAAAATAATGGAGATATAGTATTATCTAATGTACTGGATTCTATTACTGGTGAGTTAATAGAACTTATAAAAGTTCCCAATCCAGTAGGAATTACTTTAGATGGATATATCTACAGACAGATGATAACTGTAGAACATGGCACTGAAGTATTTAAAAGAATATTTGATTTAGATATTAATGTAAAATGGTTTGGTGTTAAAGGAGATGGTATTACTGATGATACAGATGCTATTCAAAAAGCCATTGATACTATTAATAATAAAACCTTAGTATTTCCACAAGGAACTTATAATATATCTAAAACTTTAAATATAACAAGTAATAAACAAATTAAATTTCAAGGTCAAGGAAGATTATCTCGTAGAGGATCTACTTTTGGTAAAGCTGATGGTTTAGTTAAAATTAATTGGGTTGGGGAAGATATAGTATATACAACAGCTATACAATGTCCAGCAGGACAAGCTGATTCTACATTTCATAATATTTATCTTAATAATGCCACTTTAAGAACTGATATAGATGGTATTACTATCGATCAATTTGTATGTGGTAGAATGGAAAATGTATCTGTTACTTCATTTAGAAATAATATAGTAATAACAGGCGCTTTTTATTATGCTGTATTTGAATCATGTATGTTCTCAAGAGCAGCAAGTAATGGATTTTTATGTGTAGGGGAAACTTTAGCAAATGGAGCATTATTTAATGCTTGTCAATTCTCTCTAAATATAGGAATAGGATTCAATGCAGGATCATTAGGAGAAGTTATCAATTTTAGAAATTGCTACTTTGAATTAAATGGATCTTATATGATGTATATTGGTAGATGTAAAGTCTTAAATATAACAGGAGGATATTTAGAATTTAATTGTAAAGATTTAGCAGGTACTAAAGCCTTTATTAGATTTAGAAATCTAGGTAATTCTGGGGATATTCCTCAAAATTGTATTCTCAATCTTAAAGAGAATTTTATATATACTACAGAACAAGTACATATTATAGAAGCTATACCTTCAGTAGATGCTGGTTTAGTTATAAATATATCTGGTAATACATTTGTAGAAAATCAAATTACCTCTAGTTATGATCCTACAGGAGTAAATAATACATATGTTGTATATAATGCTTTTACTCCAGCAATGATACATATTAATTTTGATGGTAATTTCTTTACTCCAAATACAGTTAATCCTCTAGCTAAAATAGTGTCAATGAATAGACCTATAAATACTTTAGGTAGTTATTCTGCTAAAAATGATATTATAGTAGCAAGGACAAACCCATATTTAAATAATAGAACTTATACAAACTCAGGTGCTGCTGCTCAAAATAGAGGGATTAAAGAGAATAACATATCTGTTATTCCTATCGATGTAACACATGATCCAGCAACTGGTAATAGTACTTCAATACTATCTATAAATTCTCCTACAATATCTACTGCTGAAGGAGGAGTATCTATTGGTAGAAATACTAATACAAGTGGATTATATAAAACAACATTATATAAAGCAGATAATACTGCTGTTGCTACAATAACATTTGATCATAAAACTGGTAATATAATATCTATAGGTGATGTAAATGCTGCTACATTAAATACAACAGGATTTACACTAAATGGTAATACTAAAATATTAAGTGGTACAGGTGATCCAGAAAGCGTTGTAACAGCTACTCCCGGATCATTGTGGTTGAGGACAGATGATGCCACATCCGGTAATGGCTTATATATTAAAAGAGCTTTCATTGGTAATACAGGTTGGGAGAAAATATGGGGTGCTTACATATCTATTACAGATAGCAACACGAATGTTCCTGGAACAACTTTAAGTGCAGGAGCGAAATCAGTGCCTTTTATAGCCGGTGTAGGTGCAACTAACTTCCCTGCTGCTTCTGGTGGTGGTGTTTATTATAGATCAAATGCAGAAGCGACAACAGGAGGTTCATTTAAATTATTTATGTCTGCCGCTGCTGGGGATGTGAGTAAAAGGAGTTTGTGGTTACAAGTACAAGATGCTTCTGGTGTTTGGCAAAGTTACGATAGGGTCGCTATGATTGTAAGTGGGACAACCGCACAAAGACCAACATACGGAGCATCAGACATAGGGAGACAGTATGCTGATACCACACTTCAAAAACCAATTTGGTGGTGGGGTGCTGCTTGGAAAGACGCAACAGGAACAACAGTTTAAATAAATAAGAAATGGCAGAATATATAAGAGTAGGTGATACTCTAACAAATATAATTAATAGTAAGACAAAAGAAGTTTCTACTTATACTAAAGTTACATTACAACCTGATAATGTTACTCCTATAGATGATGCATTTATTGGATTAACTACTCCTATATATAGAAAATTAGGAATAGAATATTTTAAATTAAATTATTCTGATACTATTGATGTACGATTATTTGGTGCAGTTGGAGATAACATTGCAGATGATACTGCTGCATTACAAAGAGCTTCTGATGTCGCTTATTTATTAGGTAGTAATCCCAATTCAAGGGTGTCAACTTTACTATTCCCTACTGGTTATATCTTTAGAATAACAGATACGCTTAATATTAAAGATAACATTAATGTTGAAATGAAGGGTCAGTTGTTCTATGCTGGGACTCAGGATAGAACTGCATTATCGTATGGAACTCCTGATGTGGCAAGCAGGAATAACGTTTTGAAACTCAATATAAGAGCTACAAGAACTTTAACATCATGGGATAATACAGCATATGAAGGCATAAGACTTACAAACCTAGATACTTGTGATGTCTATATTGAGAAAATAGATGGGTTTTACAAAGGGCTTGTTTGTATGGGGGATAAGGCTGGATTTGCCTATAACAAGGTATATTTACAGTTTATCAACTCAAATAAGTATGGAGTATATCAAGATACTATAAGTGACGGTGAAAATATAGGATGGTGTAATGAGAATAAATTCTACGGAGGAAGATTTACCACTACTACAGGGTATTTACCTGGACAGACTCGGGTTGGCGTAAGGATGTATGGAGATGATAATATCTACTATAGCCCCTCGTTTGAACTAAGTTGGCAAACATCTGCTCCTGGATTCTCTCAGGCCGTTGTGATGGATAGGGCCTTTGACTCTAAGATATTAAACTGTAGAAATGAAGGTAATTCATCCATGGTTAATACGAGTCCGCCGGGTCCTGCATTTATTATAAATAATGACTCAAGAAATAACGTTATTGAAGTAGCTTATACTTTTGACAGGCAAAGAGCAAGAGAGGCTAATGCTTTACAAGATAATAGTGAGACTAAACAGAATAGATATATAAGCTCCCAGAATCTATATGCAGAAGCTCAATTTGGTAGAACCATTTACGATTCTGGTAATTTAGGTGAGAAATCTGTTAGGTATGCTAACAATCAAATCACTTGTAGTGGGATGTTATTTGCTGATTTTACTACAGGAGTTGCAGCACCTATCAGTCCTATTGTCGGTGATGTAGATGCTGTACTTCTAAATAAAGGCAATGGTCAATATGTTGAACTTAAAAGAAATGCTTTTGCTGTCAGACTAACTACTGATACAGGACATAAATTTGCTGTCATAAGAAGTGGATTATCAGGAAGTGCTGGACAAATCGGAGTCAAGTTTTTTGATGATTTTGGAGAAGAGATAACTTCAAGTACAACTAGTATGTTAGATACTTCTGTAGAATATAATCAAGGTGTTCAAACGTTTGCCTATTCAACAAATTATGGCGGTTGTTATTTAACAGGCACTCCTACCCCTAGTATAGTTCCGGTTTACTTCTCTGTTAAACCAGAGGTTAAGAGTATTTTGTTATTGATAGGAAGTCCATCTGGTTTTACCAGATTAAAATCGTTTCAGGTACTTTCATTAGAGAACGAAGCTAAAAGTAGCAGTGCGTATTCTAATAAGATATATTCTGACGGTCTAAAAAGAGTATCAACATTACCCCCAACATCTGGAACATATGATGTGGGTCAGTTATTGTTTTCTAGACTGCCATCATCAGGAGATGATTTAATCTATAACTGTTCTAGGGCGGGTACTGCGCATGCAATAGCTGTAACAGGAAATGTTACTACTGGAAGCAGAATCATAACAGGTATGTCAAGTGTTGTTGACTTAAATGTTGGTGATTACGTCCTTGTCGCAACGGCTGTAGGTGTTCAATATTTCATAGAACGTATCTATCCTTTGACAAATACTATTTGGCTAAACTCATCAACAGGATTAGTAACTGGTACTGCTTTAGCAATAACCAATGATCCGCCTGTATTTGTAAGTGGGGCTAAAGTTGGGTTTAATTTTGCTGGTACAGCCGCAGATCCTAACGGAGTTATAACAGCATTACAGGGATCTACATACCAAAGAAAAGTTAGTACAGGTTCTTCATCATTCTGGTTTAAGGCTACTAATGCAGATAATACCGGCTGGATTCCTATCATTACATCTGATTACAATCCAATGAAGTTTGTTCCTATAGAGTTTGGTCCTCCAACTGTTACATTAGCATATCTGAATACTAATTATCCAGTAGCATCTTATCCAATAGGTACAGTCATATCTTTTAGAGCGTTACTTGAAGAATACCGGAGAGAGGCTACAGCAGTTTGGTCTAAGAAAACATTTACATTAGCAGTTTAAAAATTATAAAAATGGCAGAAGATTTAATATCAATAGGAAGACTTCAAAAGTTACATCCTAAGTTAAGAGATAAAGCAATAGCAGCTTATAGAGAAGCAGTAAAAGTAACGCCTATTGGTGTTCACCCATTTATTACTGAAACATTAAGATCATTTGAAAGATCAGATGCTTTATATGCTCAAGGTAGAACCAAACCTGGATCAATAGTAACTAATGCTAAAGGCGGATCTTCATATCATAATTATGCAATGGCAATTGATTTTGCTAATCAAATTAATGGTAAAATAGATTGGAAAGTAGATAAGAATTGGTTAAAGGTAGTAGAAGTATTTAAGAAATATGGATTTAAATGGGGTGGAGATTTTAATAGTATAAAAGATTATCCTCATTTTGAAATGAGTTTTGGATATACAGTTAAACAATTATTAGCATTATATAATGCAGGTAAAGTAGATAAAGATGGTTATGTCTTAATATAACAAATATTTTTAAACCCAAAAAATATAATTATGAATGCTAGAAAATGTAGAAGAGAAAGTAACTGCTTTAACGAAGTTAGCTGATCTCGTAGGTAAACAAACATTAGTAATGTGGTGTATAGTGACTACTTTTACTACCGGATATTTATTTATAGATGGTAGAAATACTGAAAGAGAGTTAAATAAAGCAATGATTTCTGAAATAAAAGCCTCTCAAGATAAATTAGTAGAAAAGATGGAAGAAACTCAAAATAGGGTTAATAATCAGTTACCTAGATTAGATACATTAATAAATAATGCAAGTCAAACTATTAAAGATATTAAAAAGGACAAAAAATAATGAAATATGCATGTATATTAATATTTATGACCATAGTTTTATCAGGAACAACTCTCAGTAATAAAGCTGAGGGTATTCCTGAAAGAAAAATTCATGTAGTTGTAACAGAAGACTCAATAAATATAGATCCTATAGCTGATCGTGTAGAAAAACTGGATAGTATATTTTCAGAATTAAAAAGTAAAAATAATGATAAAGCTAAGTAAGTTTATACCAATATTATTAATAGCTACAACTCTATCGAGTTGTGGTGTATTTAATAAGGTTTTTAAGAGTTCTAACAAGTATAAAGAACAATCTGAGTCAACTACTCATAAAGAAGAAAAGGTTGTCTCTAGTGACAGCTCTGTAACTACTATTAAAGAGAAAGCAGATAGTACTATATATACAAAACCCAAAAAAGATAAATCTAGTATTCCTGTTAAAAATCTTAGTGATATTAAAAATTTAACTTTAATTAATAATGACTTTGTTAATATTAGACAAACTTATGATAGTTTAAGAGGTTCTTTAAAAACTGAAGTAGAAGTTAAATCTCAAGGTATTAATTTTAAATTAGATAAAGAAACCACTATTAAAAATAATATTAAAACAACAAAAGATTCTAAACAAGATTCAACTGGTAAGAAAGCTATTGTAGCTAAGAACTCTGTCAAACAGAAAGAACCAGTTAATATACTATGGTATATACTATCTGCTACTGGAGTACTAGGAGTATTTTACTATATTAGTAAAAAATATTTTAAAAGAGCTATATAAATTTGTATTATTGAAAAATAATATGTATTTTTGTATAAATTATATAACAAATGACAATTCAAGAATTAACATATAATATAAGGAATTTAATAAAAATAGCTCGTCCTGATGATCTTAATATAAGTGATCGTCAAATACAGTTTATGATTAATTATATTCGAGAAAAGTTAATTGTACAACAATTACAAAAAGGTAGATCTATTAGTTCTAATATTAAACAAGATTTAGGACAAGTAGAAGTACAAGCAGTAGATACTGCTGCTCCTGGAACTATAGTTGTTGGTAATAATATATTTAGAACAGTAAAAACTATTCCTCAACCTATTGAATTAGATCAAATGGATCTATTTACTTATATAGGTGGATTAGATAAACAATCAGGATACCCATATAAAACTAAAGCAAATGTTAGATGGAATCAATATAATAAGTATGCATCTAAAGAACCCTTGGCTTACTATAGCAATGGTTATGTTTTTATTACAGGCTGTAATAACCCACTACTTAAGTATATTAATATAGAAGGTGTATTTAGTAATCCTAAAGAAGCTACTATATTTACTAAAGTAGATGGATCATCTTGTTATAATCCAGATGTGGATAAATATCCAATATCAGGTAAAATGATTTCTGATCTTAATACTTTAATAAAAAGTAAAGAACTAGATCTATTTTTACAAATTGCAGAGAAAAATACTAATGATGCTTCATCAGAACAATAACTATGTCAGACTTAAGAGGTAAAAATATTATACAAAACGTTTTAACATTAAAACACATTTATGAATATTATATTAAAGATGTATCAGAAACATCTAAATATAATATAGATTATAAAACATTCAGAACTATATGTGAAGAATTTAATAAAGAATTATCTAATCAAGTATTGGATGGTTTATTCTTAGATATGCCATATAGATTAGGAACTATTAGAATCAAAAAAAGAAAAGTAGATTTAAGAAATCTAAAACCAGATTTTGGTTTATTTAATAAATCAGAAGAACAATACAAAAATAAACATCTTAACGAGCATTCAAATAATTATTATGTAAGATACTATTGGAATAAAAGAGTTGCTACTATTATTAAAAATAAAGCTGCTTATTCCTTCATTCCTACTAGAGATAATAAAAGAAATCTAGCTAAGTTAATTAAAGAAAATGGAATTAATCAAGTAAATAAATACTTTGAATAAATGTTAAACGGAAAACAAATTAGTTGTAAGACTATTATTGCTAAAGTCTATAGAGATCTTCAATTAAAAGAAGAAGAAGCATTTACTGATTTTATAGAATGGATGAGCGAGGCTTTAGATTTTATACACGTTTATCCTCAATATATTCATAAATCAGCTTGTATATGTATTAAGAACTATAAAGGAGAACTTCCTTGTGATTATATAGGTCTAGATGCTGTTGAATATAATGGTTTTAATATGCTCTATTCGAGTAATTTATATGGACCAAAGGATAGAACACCATCAGGAAGATACTATACTCCTTACTCTTATAATCAAGAGAAAATAAACAATGTATTACTTGTCAAAGGTAATATGTTAGGACCAGATGCTGAATTCTGGATAGAAGGATCATGGTTTAGAACTTCTTTTAAAGAAGGTACTCTAAATATTAGATATACCGCTTATCCATCAGATGAAGATGGTTATCCTTTAGTACCAGATCATCAGTCATTTAAAGAAGCTTTATATTGGTATATAACTTATAAATACTTATATGCTAAAGCTCTTAATAAAGAAATAGATCCTAGATTTTATGATGATGCTTATGTTAAATGGCAATACTATTGTAACCAAGCTGGAGCAGAAGCTATGATGCCTGATCTACAAACACTTGAAGCATTAAAGAGAAGTTTTCATAGACTTAAACCAGATATGTTTCAATTTACTAAATTTTATAACGATTTAAATAATGTCTAATAAAACTGTAAATACATTTGAGAATGGACTTGTTAGAGTAGATAATCCTACTAAACAACCTAAAAACTCATATTCTTTTGCTTTTAATACTATAATTAATAATATAGTAACTGATAGAACTTCTCGCACCAACGAGAAGTCTTTTAGTTTATACTATAAACCAAATGGAGAAACAAACACTACTATACTTGGCTATATATGGTTAGGTACAGAAGAGTATGTTCTTTTTATTAAAAACTTAGAAGAAGAAACAGCTTATAATAAGATCATTTATATTAATCCTCCTAAAAATATAACTACTGTATTATATGATTCTTTACTATTAAATTTTCAAGATAATTATGAGATTAAAGGTACTTATAGAATTAATTATAAGCAACAACGTATTATCTATTGGGTAGATGGATTAAATGATGATAGATTACTTAATATAGATATAGATTCTACAGGATTAGATATAGCATTATTATCTCTTGGAGATACAGCTCTTAGACCTATTATATCTCCTATTGTACAAAATAATGGAGGTAATATTACTAGTGGTCAATATTATATAGGAGTAAGTTATAATCTAGGAGACACATTTACTACATCTGTATTAACTATATCTAGACCTATGTCTATAGCTACAGAGAATTATTATGATTTTTTTGATGGTCGACCTATAGATTCTTACACTAATAAAGATTTTGGATTAGTAGATGGTGATGTTATACCAACTCCTACTAACAAATCTATACTAGTAGATTTTAGAGAATTTGGAATTAATAGTACATTAGATCCTAATTTTACTAGCTATAATTTATTAATTATAAAACCATTAATTGATGGTACTTATACTATTAAAATAGTAAAAAATATTCCTATTACAAGAGATACTTATATATATACAGGTAATGAAGGAGAGATAGATGATTCTATATCTCTAAATGAAGTTATAGTGGGTACTATTAAATATTATGCTTCAGAAGCTATTACTCAGAAAGATAATAGACTTATTAGAGGTAATGTTAAATTAGCAGCTTCTCAGATTAATTATCAAGCATTAGCTAATAATATTACAGTACAATATAATGTAGCTGATAATGTAGTATTTGAAGATGATACTATAATTAATGCTGCTGTAGATATAGATTTTGATACACCACATTCATTTGATGTTCCTTATGATGCTCCTAGAAAACATTCTATTAGTCCATCATATTTAGTTAATTTAGGAAATAACAATCTTATAGATGACAATAGATCATTTATGAGAGATGCTGTATATTCATTTGGAGTAGGGTTTGAATTAAAAGATGGTACAGAAACTGAAGTATTTCATATTCCAGGAAGATTACCCGATGTAATTCCAGGTTTAGGTACAAAACTAGGAGAGTATGGAAGAGTATATGTTCCTGGTGGTGGATGGGATACCGGTATATCTCCTGATGGTAACACTTGGTGGAGAGATCGAAATACTGCTACTGATACAGGATATTTATCTTATTGGAGAAGTAATGAAGTGTATCCTGATGGATTTGGTTATCCTATTAATGGAGAACAAGATTCTAATGGTAAATCTTATATAAGACATCATAAGATGCCTTCTGATATATTACATCCTTTATATACTACAATAGTTGGAGGTGATGAAAACGCTATTAATACAGCTACTGATTATCAATTAACTAAATGGTGTATTCAACTATCTTTTGAAAATATAGTTATACCTGCTGAATATGGAGATCTAATTAAAAAGATTAAAATATTTATGACTCCTAGAAATGAGTCTAATAAAAATATATTAGCTAAAGGTCTATTACAAGGTACTGATCAAAATGATTCATTTAGTCCTATAGAACAGACTCAACAAGCTAGTGGTGGAACTCAATCTGGTGCTAGACAATTTGAATTTATTTCTCCTGAAGTAGCTTTTAAATTTAAACAAGCTAATATATCAGGATATAAATTAAAAGTTTGTGGATTAGATAAAGGATTTATAAATTATATAGGTTATAAAAGAGCTGCTGATCCTACTCATGCACATTATATTTATTATTATAATAATACAGCATCTGATGAATCTGGTAGAAAGCAAAAGATAATGAACTCTGCTATACCGTACTTAAAAAGAGCTGTTCCTAAAGATGAAATTTATAGTAGAGATATAGATAAAATTATATATATTGATAATAACTTCGTAGGAACTAGTGAAGGTATTGCTTTAAACTTTAGGCAAAGTCAAGATACTGCTTTATTACAATTACCTGTATTATCAACATTAGATATAAAACCTATTGGCGATCCTACATTATTAGCAGATTACTATTCTGACTTAGATTATCCAGCAGGATCTAATTCTGCTACTATAACTATGGATGGATTAAAATTTGCAGATGGTGTTGATCCAAGATGGCAAGATAAATCTTGTTATGACACTGCTTATTATATATCTGTTATAAATAATAACGACAGTTTATATGGTCAAGTACAAGATTTAGAATATGTAGAAATAGGAGCTGCAAGAAATTTCTCATTTGGTATTATGGAAGTATTCTGTAGAAATGGTGATACATATATTGATATGCATCATTATAAGAAAACTTGGGGAGAAGCTATTCCTATTAGTTCAACAATTAATGCTATTAATATTAAAGATTCTGCTCCAGGAGGAGTAGTACAAGTATTTGAATGGGGAGCTACCACATTTGGTTCATTTATGTGTGAAACTGATATTAATATTAGAATGCGTAGAGAAGGTTCTACTCTTGATGAGAAATACTTTCCTAAATCTTATTTAATAGACAGTACTTTTGAAAGTTATACTACAGCTAATTTACGTAAAGAGTTTTATAAGATAGAAATTCCTTATAATAATCATTATATAAAATACTATTTTGCTAATTCTACAGAGCTAGCTGATTTTGGATTATTAAATGATGGTATAAGATACTCGACTAGAATTATATATTCTGACAAACAGAGTTTAGAAGATAAAATAGATAACTATAGAATATCAAGAGCTAATAATTATAGAGATTTACCTCTTAATAGAGGACCTATTACTATATTCTTTACTAGACAAGATAAACTATATACTATTACTAGAGATAGTCTATATGATGTATTTGCATCTAATCAGACTATTAAATCTGAAAATGCTGATAATATAGTTGTAGGTACTGGTGAATTCCTTAGTATAGAGCCTACAGAGCTAATATCTATTGATGGTGGATATGGTGGAACTACTTCTAAATTTAGTCTTGTAGAGAGTCCATATGGATACTTATTTGTAGACAGACATAAGAATAAATGTTTCTTATTTAATGAGCAATTAGAAGATATTAATATACTAGGATTAAATGAATATTTTAAATTAGATATTTATAAACAATTTCCTCAATTAGAGTTAGAGAATGGTTTTGATAATCCTATTAATGATATAGGTATTATTGCTACTTTTGATCCTGAATTAAAAAGATTAATAGTTACTAAGAAAGACTTTGAACTTATTGATACTACTGGTACTTTAACATTTGTTAATGGGTATATTTATAGAAATGGTGTTAAACTAGATTATAATAATCCTGATGTATTTGAGAATAAATCTTTTACAGTATCTTATGATCCTATTTCTAAGAAATGGATAAGTTATCATGGTTATATACCAAGATTGTATATTTCTCATAATACAGATTTCTTAACATATAATTATGATAATGATTTATTAAAATCTAATGGGGAAGGTTATGATACTGAGTTTATTATAGAAACTGTATTTAATGAGAATCCTTTATATACTAAAGTAACAGATTCATTAAATATTAATGCTGAATCATTTTTAGGTGAACAAAGACTTAATGATTTCTTTGATACTGTATTATTATATAATGATCAACAGTGTACAGATGTTATAACTTTAAATGGTACTAATCTTACTAGAAAAGAAAAAGATTGGAATATTAATAAGTTTTTTGACAGAAGTAAAGAACAATCAATTAAACCTTTATTTTCTAAAAGTTGGAATGATATAAAAAATAATTATTATGTGGATAAAGTAGTTAATCCATTAGCAATTGATTATAACAAACCATGGTATAAGTTAGCTAAATTAAGAGATAAGTATTTAATTGTAAGATTTAGCTATAAAAGTTTGGTAATGTCCAAAATTATTGTTAACTTTGTAAACTCAATTTACAAATTATCTCAAAGATAATATAATGAAGAAAAATAAAAAAATAAATTATACTAAATATGCATGGGGCGGCAACGTTGATCCAAACGTTGTAGGTAATATAGCAGGCTTAGGAGGAAATCTCCTAGGTGCTGCTGTAGGTCAGGATACTGATGCTGGTGGTTTTTTATCAGGAGCAGGTAGTGGTGCTGGTTTAGGAGCTTCTATAGGATCAGTAATTCCAGGTATTGGAACTGCTATAGGTGCTATTGGAGGTGGTTTAATTGGTGGTATAGCTGGTATATTTGGATCTAATAAGAAACAAAGAGCTGAAAAAGCCCGTAAAGCAGCTGAGCTACAAGCTACTAAAACTAATTATAATACAACTATTGAATCACAATTTGATACTGTTAATAGTAATCCTTATGGTAATTTAGTATTTGCTGATGGTGGTGAAGTGTTACCTAATGAAGTTATTAATATAGAAAAAGGTGAATTACAAATTGATCCTGCTACTGGTAAAGTATTAAGAAAATATACTGGTATTAATCCTGAAACTGGTGGTTTATATGAACCTCACTCTAAAGGTAAAGATACTAAGAATAATTTTGTTACAGCAGAATCAGGAACATTTATTATAACTAGTAAAGAGAGTAAAGATTATCAACAAGCTTTAGATAATAATGATAAAATAACTCAAAACACTATTTTACAAAATATCAAAAACTATAAGAATAGTAAAAAACCAACTGATAAAATGGCTTTGGGTTCATTTGTTGATCCTACTAAACCTCCTTATTTATCAGCACAAAATCCAGCGACTGGTTTTAATCCAGGAATGTTATTACAACAATCTAGAGGATTATTACCAATATCTTCACCATCTGCTAATACCGGAATACAATCTCCAGGAACAGCATTTGGAGCTAAACCTCCAACAAGACCATTTGGTCAAATAGGTCAAACTGGTATGGCTCCTAGTACAACTGCTTATACTCCTCAGTTAGGACAAAATGGTGGAGGAAGTAATACTCCAGGAATAGGTAGTGTTCTTAATTCAATAGCTCAATATGCTCCTTCATTAATTAATATTGGTAGAGGAATGTTTGGTAAAGTAGAACAACAACAAAATGTACAACCATTATTAAATCCTTATACAAATCAGGTTTTAAATAATATGCCAGAAGAAATTAGTTTAAATCCTTTAGCAAGACGTATTGATAGAAATCAATCTGCTCAATTTAGACAAATTAATAATACTACTTCTAGTGATCCTATTGCTAGAGCTAATAAAAATAATGTATTTGCTAATACACAAAATCAATTAGCAGATGTTTATATGCAACAAGAACAAGCAAATAATCAAATTAGACAACAAAGAGGTAGTATATATAATAACTTAGGTCAACAATCTGTAGAAGAACAAGCAAGAGCACAACAAATTAATTTAGGTATTTATAATAATAACTTACAAAATAAAGGTGCTCAACAAAACCTATTAACTACAGGTTTAGGACAACTACAACAAACATATCAGAATCAACAAATGATAGGTCAACAAAAAACTAATGATGCTCTTAGACAAAGAATGTTATATGAAATGTTTCCTAACTTAAGATTTTATGAAAACACATTTAATAGATAAAAATGGCAATTAGTAGATATTCCCAACCAGTTCAACAAACATTGGAACAGTATATTCCGCTGCCATTCGATGAGATGTTAAAAGCTGGACAAGCAATACAGCAAAGAGGTGATCAAGCTGAACAGCAACAATTACAAACACAAGCAGGATTAGCTTCTATGGAAGCATTAAGTCCAGCTTATGCTCAGTTTAGAGATAAATTCACAAATGACTTTAAAGCTCAAGCTAGTACTTTACTTGATAAATATCAAGGTAATACTTCTAATCCTGAGTTTATAAGAGATATACGTAGATTAAATACACAATTTGCTACTGATCCTCGTTTAGCTACTATTAAACAAGGTAATGAACAACTTAGACAGAATCAACAAATTGCTGCTAAGATGAAAGCAGAAGGTAAATTATTTATTCAACCAGAGTTTAATGGTCTTGATACTAGAGGTAATCTTACTGCTAATATTCCAGGAGTTGAAGCTGTTAATACATTAGAAGATTGGACTAAAGCAGGTGCTATAGCTCATGGTTCTATGGAAGATATAGGTAATAAAACTACAAACTCTAGAAATTTAGCTAACTGGAGAAAAGCTATTTCATCTGATACTGCTGGACAGGAAAGATTAATGAGAGCTTATCAACAACAAGGTTTATCTCCTGAACAAGCTCAAAGAGCTGTACAGAGTAATATATCTGGATTGGTAAATCAGTATGGTAGAGAAGAAAAAACTAATACAGCACTCTTAAATTATGGTTTAAGTGAACGTCAGTTTGCTTACCAACAAAAAAGAGATCAAGATCAATTAGGTGTTGAAAGATATAAAGCAGAAACAGCTAGACAAAAAGTAGTTGCTGCTGGTAAAGAAAGTTTTACTAATGCTCCATCATTTAATGAATTTAATAATAGAGTTGGTACAATAAGTACTATTGGTGAAGAAGGTAAAAAACAAGCAGTATTTGGTTCAGGTACTTCTCAATATGGTACTGAGAATCAACCAGTTAAAAATCAAAAGATAAGTGGTAAAATATATGATATTAGTGAAGGTAAAATAACTCCAGTATCAAAAACAGTAGATGTATCAGATGGTACATTAGTTGGGTATAAAAATGCTTGGGTTAATAAGAAAACAGGTCAGCTATTAGTTACTGATGCTAATAAACAAGGTGTTAATACTGCTAAACCTAGAATAGAATATATTAATGGTAAACCATTTGGTTATAAAAATGGAATACCTTATGAAGTAGAAGAAAGAACAGTTGCTGAATATAACTATAATGCTGGTACTAAAGATAAGCCAGAATTAAAATCATTCTTAAAAACAGCAGCTCCTAAAGAAGCTTTACGAGAAATGGGTTATTCAAATGCTTATTACGAAGGTTTAGGTAGAACTCAACATGGTAATGTATTTAATAGTGAAGGTAAAGCAAAATTAGATCTTAACTTTATTAAAACTAACTTAACTTCTAGTCCTGAAGAATTAGAAACAGTTAAACAAGCTGAAAGAGATTTTAATAGTGGTAAAGCTACTGAAAAACAAAGAGCACTACTTGAGTTAATACAATCATATGATTCAAGAAAATCTATTTATGATAATGAAATATTACCTTATTTTGAAAATCAAGGTAAAGCAAAAAACATAACAAACGAATAAGATGCCAGATAAAGAATTAGATAGTCTATTAAATAAACTAAGTTCAGGTAAATCTAGTATAGCCTCTAATGAAGCTTCTAGAAATTTGAATAGTCAACAATTTTCTTCAGTTAATCCTGTAGAAGCATTTGATTTTGAACAAGAAGTTAGAAATCAAAAAGCTAAAAAGGATCAAGATTTAGTTGATGCTGGTTTAAAAGAAGAAGATATTAATAAACAAGCTAGAGTTTCTGAATACTGGAATAGTATTCTTAATAGTGCAACTAGTGCTCTTAATACAGTATTAGATCCATTTTCTAAACAAGATGATAAATTACTTGCTGAATCTACAGCTAAATCTACTGATCAAATTAAAGATGAAGTATTGGGTGCTTATAATCAAAATAAAAGATTTGATAAAGCTCTATTAAATGGTGTTGTAAGAAACGATGATTTTGGTAATCTAGAATCATTAGATGAGAATTTACCTTTAATGGAAAAAGATGATGTTTTAGATAATATAAAATATGGTCTTGGTATTGAACAAAATGTATTAGGAGACAGAAAACTTAAATTAAACTTTAATCCTAATAGTCAATACTTCTTCTATCTTGATAAAGATGCAGAAGGAAATGATATTTTAGCTAAAACTAAAATAGAGAATTATGATAAAATAGTTAAAACTGGTAAATCAGTATTAAATGCTTATGGAGCAGTACCTTTTCAAAAAGGTTTCTTTAGAGAAGTAGGTGCTGGTTTAGCAAATACATATTCAGGTTTAGCAAAAAACTTAGTTAACTTTAATAGGGGTGTTTCTAATGTTTATGCTGCTTTACCTGGAACTGGTGATTTAGCAAAAGAATATGCTGAAAACTCAACAGAATTTGGTAAAAGATTTAATACTAATGTAACTATAGATCAAACTAAACCTGGAGTTGGAGGTACAGCTGAATGGTTAGGCGGTGGTATAGGACAAGGTGCTGCATCTTTAGCTCAAATGGCTATTATGGGTACTGCTGGTAGACTATTAGGTTCTGCTATTGCTCCTGCTGCCTCACAAACTGCTAAGTTTGATACACTTGTTAACTTTGGTGCTGGTGCTATATTAAATTATAATGAAGCTTATGAATCAGCTTTAAATTCAGGTTTATCTGAAGCTAAAGCAGGTAGTGTTGGTTTATTAACTGGTGCTATTAATGGTTTAATAGAATCAGCAGTTGGTACTAACAGATTAGTTAACTGGTTAGGTGGAGGTGGAGATAAAGTATTAGCTAGATCTGTACTTAATGAACTAGGTGGTGATGTATCAGAAGCAGCTATTAGTAAAGTATTTAATAACTTTAAAAAAGGTTTATCTGGTAATGCTGGTAAATTCATGAATGATTTATTTGAGAATAAATATTTAGGATCAGCAGCTGAGGAGGGTTTAGAAGAATTATTTCAAACATTTTCACAAAGAGGTGTTGAAAATCTATATGATTTATCTATAGGTAGTAGTGAAAAAGAGGGAGAAGGTAAGTTTGGAACTAAATTCTTCTCTAAAGACACTATTAAAGAAGGTTTAGAAGCTGCTTTATTTGGGGCTATATTAGGTGCTGGTGGTGATATTAGTAAAGTAGGATTAGATAAAATTCGTGGTAAAAAACACTATTCAGATGACAGTATTATACCTGCTATTGCAGATGGTAAAAGGAATGAAGTAGAAGCTATAACTAAAACTCTTCATAATGGGAAAGTTATATCTGATCAACAGTTAGACTTCTATTTAGAAAGAATAAATCAATTAGATAATATCTATAAACAAAATACTGGTTTATTTGATACTCTTAACACTTTACCTGATACTAATAAATCTCAACAAGTTAAATCAGAAGCTTTAGGTATTATAAATAATACATTTGATCTTAATAAGAAAAATGAAGATCTTAGTAAAAAATTATCTGAAATACAATCTAATCCAGATTTAAGTTCTGAAGAAAAAGCTACTAGAGCAAAAGAAATAAGTAAAGATATTAGAAATAATCAATTGAATATTAAATTCTATAATGATTATTTAACTGAAAACTATAATCCAAAAGAAGATGGTACAGTACAAGCTTATGAAGAAAATTATTTAAATCAAGGTGATATTATTAATAATAAATTTAATAGATTTGTGATTAATGAAGATACTAAAGAAGTAGATAGATTAATTAATAATGCTAGTACCAGAATAGAGAGCTTAGAAGAACAATTACAAAGCCCTGAGAACATTACTATTGAATCTCCTAAAGAGGTCAGAGAAAGACTTAATAGAGAGAAATTAGCATTAAGTGTTTGGGAAAGTAGTAAATCTAGAAATAATAGTGCTATTCAAGATTTAATATCTGAATATAACAATATTACCTCAACAGAGTATCAATCAAAATTAAGAGAAGGAATTGCTCAAGAGGAAGCTATTCAGGCAGCTGAAGATGCTGAAGTTAATACTACTACTCCTGTAGAAGCTGTTCCTGAAATACAAAACGAAAATAATACAATTACACAAGAAGATGATACACAATCTCCTGTGTTTACTAAAGAATACTTACAAGGTGAAATTAATAATGTAACTCAAGCTTTAGAGAATCCTGCTGATTTAGATCAACAAACAATTGATTCTTTAACTCAAAGATTAGATGATCTTAATTTTGATTTACAACAATTGGATTTACAAGGTTCTCAAGTACAAAAAGATTATGATGATTATTTAGCTCAAACTGCTAATAAAGTTAAAGCTGTACAATCATTATCTAGTGATATATCTGAACCTGCTTTATCTGCTCTTAAAAAAGATATGGAGCAAGTAGTTCCAGGTTTTAATTCTAATGGTATTAATATAGATGCTTTAAGAGATTTACATGCGCAAGTTTCTCAGAGATTACTAGCTATTAGAGAAGAAGAGAAAACTAAAGTTCAAGAAGCTGCTAATTTAGAACAAGAAACTAAAGAAGCTAAAGCCAATGATAATATTCAATTAGTTACCAATGTTAGTTTCTTTGATAGACTTCAGAGATTGAGATTTATGGAAACTAATCCTCAGTATTATACTGATGCTGAAGTTAGAGATATATTTCATAATACTCCAATAAGTCAAATATTAGCTAATGTAGAATTAGTAGCTCAAAATCCAGCGGACTTAGGTTATGTAGCTGGACAGAAAGTTAGTCAATTTAACTCTACTACATCTTATTTAATACCTTCAATGATTGTATCATTAGAATATCAAGGTAAAAAACTAGGTAATATCAATCAAATAGATGGTGTTGAACAAACTGATAGTGTTAATTTTAATTTAACTTCAGAAGGATATAATAAAACTGTAGCAAGGAATGCTAAAATAAATGCATTGCTTAAAGAAAGAGGAAGATTAAATCCTCAAGATTTAACCACTTTAGGTTTTAACTTAAATTGGAATGGAGATTTTACGTTTGATCCTGAAACTCCTAGAACATTAATTAAGGATTTTCTTGCTGCTAAATTACCTGCTAATAATGGTAAACCATATATATATGATCAAGTAAGACAGTTAGAGATAACTGAAGGTACTAGAGATATGAGAGAAGATGAAAATGTTCCTTCTATTCCTAAAGAACTTGAAGATAGATATGTAGTATTAGTTCAAGCTAATAATGGTAAATATTACTGGGTAGGTGCTCAAAATCAAGTACTTAGTGAACAAAAACAAAATCAGTTATATAAATATTTATTTGATTCAGTAACTAAATTAAAAGCTATTACTGATCCTGATACTATGAAAGAAGAAGTATCAAAAATAAATAGATATTTAAGTGATAATATATTTGTATCTATTCTTTATGCTCAATTACAGATTACTACTCCTAATGCTACAAATAAAGGTTATACTTTAGCTTTAAAAATTAAAGGCCAAAAAGGTAAACGTGTAGCTTTAGATGCTAGTACTTATGGAACTATATCTGATTTAATAGATCAATTAGGATTAAATAGAACCAATCTTAGAACTACAGTAGCTGATGCAATATCTGCAAAAGATGCTGTTTCTAGATTATCTATTAATGTTGTTCCTAGTGTTATAGTAAATCCTGCTTTACAGAATCAGATTACTTTTAAAATTGATGATGCTAAATTAAATGATTTTGTAGTTAATAATCCAACTACTGAACAAGTTACTGAATCTCAAGGTAATATAATTGATTCTGACAATCCTTTTGCTGATTATATAGTTAGTGAGATGGATATTGATCCTACTATAAATTTAATAGAAGATGATATTGAATATCCAGAAGAAACGTCTATTGAAGAAGAAACTATTATTGTTCCAATAGAAGATTTATCTAAATTTGATCCTTCTTATAATGAACTATCAAATCAATTAAAACAGCAAATATCTAATGAAGTTCAACCTTTATTAGAAAATTATAATGATTTAAATAAATTACAAAAAAGAGGAAGAGAAGTTAAAATAAGAGAGATAATTAATAGACATAAACCTGCTACTGGTGATCCTGTATTCTCTATAGGAACATCTGAAGAAATTATGGATTATCCCCAAGCTATACAATGGATTAATGATAATTTACCATCTACTATATCTGTAGAAGATCTAAATAGACTATTAGGTAATATTAAAAATAATGGTACCACTTTTGGTGCATTCTCTGATAATATTATATATCTTAATACTACTGCTGAAGCTGGTACACAATATCATGAAGCTTTTCACGCTGTATTTAGAATGTTAATATCTGATAAACAGATACAATCTGCTTATAATATAGCTGCTCAAAAATATGGTAAAGCTACTTCAGCTGATATATCTAATTTAAAAGCTAGTTCATCTGTGTATTCTAATTATATAGATAATCAATTAGCTGATTTATGGTTAGAAGAGAAAATGGCTAATGATTTTAAAACATATGCTAACTCAGCTAATACTAATAAATCAGGATTAAATTCAATATGGAATAAAATAACTGAATGGTTTAGATTTATTACTGGTAAAATGGATGAACTACAATCTCTATTCTATAATATTAATAGAGGTAAATTTAAAAATGCTACTATACAATCTAATATATTTTCTAGTTATGCAAATCAAGAAAGAGTATTTAGTATATTTACTAAAGGTACAGATGCTACTAGTAATACAATTACTACTACTCAATTAGAAGGTCAAGGTATTGTAGCAAGTTTAACTAATAAATTATTACAATCAAAAATAAATAAATTACATCCAGGATTATCAGATAATGCTATCTTGGATATATTAATAGCTGAAAAAGCTAAATTCTATAGTATAGATGAAAATCCTTATTATGCTCAATATTTAGAGGATAAAGGATTAATGAATGATGACATCTTTATTGATGCTATGTCTAGAAACTTAGAATTAAAAAGAAATGTATTTACATTACCAACTAATATTGCTGCTCTTAAGAAAGATGTTAGAGCTAAATCTCAAATATTTGATATTGATGAAGCTAGAACTATAGAAGAAGATCAAGAGAATATTGATGATATAGGAGAAGTATTTGATAAAGATGTTTGGACTATTGGTGGTGAGACTTCATTTAGTAAAGTATTAAGAGAGTATATATCTTTAGTTACTGTTAAAACTAATGATGAATATGGTCAGGATATAGAAGAAGCTGTAGACTTTAAGAAAGTTTATAGAGGTTTAGTTAGAGCATTAGGCGGTATTGAAGAAGTAAGTGTACTTCCTAGATTTAAAGCTTTAGCTGAATTTGATACTGATATTAATGCTGTATTTAATCAATTATTAAATGATTTAGGATTAACTCTTGAAGGTGGTATAAATACTCAAGATATAACTAAGAATTATGATCTTTGGAGAAAGTTTGTTACTGCATTTAATAATGAGAAAGTAGCATGGTATACTATACTTCATTCTAATGAACAATCTAGATTAATAGAATCTAATAATGCCTCTGCTAAAGATGTACAATTTAATGAATGGTTGCAAAATTATTCAATTACTATTGAGGAAACGGCTTTTGATGAAAATCTTAAAAAAGCTATTAATAGTACAGTAGATTTTATTAATAGAAGTGAGAATATTAATGTTGATACATTTAATGAAGCTAAGTTAAGGTCTAATGAGATTAAAAATGCTTTTTCTAAAGTATCTATTAAATTATCAAATGCTTATATAACTTACTCTTTATTAAAGAAAGCTCCTTATGATTCTCTGGATCAAGAAGGAAGAGATTTTGTTGATTCATTCTTAGGAGTTGAAGGTTTATATGATGCTGGTAATATTCCATTTATTGTTTCAGAGTTTAAATCTGGATATAATCCATTTTTAACTAGCAAGGATGATAAAGGAAGGGAAAGAGGTGCTGCTACTAGGATTAAATCTATAGCTGAGCAGAACGCTTTATTTGACCCTACAGTAGGTGAAAATAGTTTTCAAAATGCTGATGGTAAAAATGTATACTCAATTATTAGACCTTCATTTGGTTTAGTTAAACTTAGATGGTTAGTTGATCCTGTTGAAAGACAAAGAGTTCTTGAACAAGAGAAAACTAAAAAGGATGACTTTATTAATCCATTAGAGAATAAACAATTAAATCACCTATTAGCTGATGAAAATGTAGATTTAATTATGAAAGGATTAACTCCTTCTATGATTGATGGTTATCGTCAAACAACTATTGAAGGTGATGTTAATAAAGTAGAAGAAGGTGAAGGAGTTACATTTGGTAAATTCAATGCTCAACAGTATTTATTATCAGATATGTTAATGTTCTTATCTAATAGAAAGAGTCTTAATAGAGCTGATGAAACTGGTAAAGCTAAAAGAGTTGGTCAAGCAGCTTTATTTAATATTAATCAGATGGAAGCATCTAATACTGGTTATGGAGTATTTTTACCGGTTAATGATTTTAAAACTATAAATTCTAAAGCTACTGATATATTATTTGATTATTTAGCTCAAGAAGCTATTAGAATTCATAAAGTTAAAACTCAATTTGGTAAACCTGAAACTACTGTTTGGAAAGGTTATAATGATAAACAAGGTGCTAGAGGTTTCAAATTAATGGAGTTTTCTGGTTATGAGTTAGATCAATATATTGATGATATAACTAATGATCCAAATAATAAAACTGCTGAAGATATTTATGCTACTTTATTATATGAAGAAGATAAAATTAAGCAATTAATTAAACTTAAATTAGAATCTGATATTGCTTCATTTAAATTAGCTTTACAATCTAATGATGTAATAAGTAAATTACCTAATATAGAATTAATAAAACAAGGTTATTTAAAAGACAAAGAAGAACTTAAAGCTGATAAAGCTGATAAGTTAATTACTGACTTTTATCTTAATGCTTATATTAATACTTTAGGTATTAATAACTTATTATTAGATAATTATGCTAAAAAAGTTAAAAATACAGTAGATTGGTTTAAACGTGCTAAAGGTATTATAGGTTCTGGTCCAGATATGGGAGAAGGATTTACTAAAGTAGCTGTTTATAAAGAACCTACCAAGTTTATTGAAACTACTAATCTTACAGAATTTGATATTCAAGCTTTTCAAGAAGTTAAGAGAACTGAATTAGAAGCTGAAGGAGTATTAAATACTCAAGAAATTGAAGATGCTATTAAAGTATTTACTAAAGATTTGAATCTAGGTAAAATTGATATAGCAGATGCTCAATCATACGTAACTTTAGATCATAAAATATTACAACTACAAAGATGGGGTAGATTCCCTACTCAGGTAGCTAATATTTATAATAAAATTATGAATGGTCAACATATTACTTGGAATGAGAAGAATATTCTAGAAAAGAATAACTCTGCTCTTAACTCCACTAAAACTGTTGCTTATAATGGTGATTTCTATTTTAAATTATCTGAATTAATACTTAGTCCTAATTTAGTTGGTGCTAAAGATAAAGAAGGTAATACTATAATGGGTGTTATTAAAGATATTAATGGTAATGATGTTCCTTTTCCATCTAAACCTTTAGAAGGATTTGAATATCTTTATAATAAATATAAAGCGATGATTATTCAAGGAGTAGATCAAGCTTTACCAGAATCTGCTTCTAAAATGGCTACTATAGCTCCAGCAGAATTTGCAGAAGATGGTAAATTTGATTTTACAAAATCTATTATGGATCTTGAAAATAAATTCAAAAGATTACAAGTAGAAACTCCATCAGGTAAATCTAAGATTATTCATGGTACTCAATTAATACAATTAATACATAGTGAACAAGATGATAACTTAGCTATTGACTTTCAATATAATGATGATATTAAGACTCTAGGACAACTTAGAGATTACTATAGACAATTACTTGCTGACAATAGATTAGATGGATTTAGAGAAGCTATTGCTTATATGAGAGACCCTATATCTGGAGAGTTTAATTCTAAAGCACTAACTAAGAAGTTCTATGATACAATTATAGCTTCTGGTTCTGATGAAGTTTTATCTAACTTCTTTACACCTGATCATAATGGTGAAAGACAGTTTAACTGGAACTTAGGTCCAATAGTTAATAAAGCTGAACAACTATTCTTAGCTCACTTTAGTAAAGGAGTATTAAGTCAGAAAGTTCCTGGATTAAAAGTATCTTTAGTATCTGATACTGGTATATTTATTAAAGATAAAGAAACTGGTAAAATGCGTTCATTAGAACATATGAAGTTAGATGCTGATGGTAACTATTACTCAGAATGTTTACTTCCAGCTTTTGCTAATGAATTATTAGGTAAAGATCCTTCAGATGAAAGATTTCAAGAAGTATTAAAGATGTTTGGAGTACGTATTCCTACGCAGGATAAACACTCTATGATGTCATTAAAAGTTGTTGGTTTCTTACCTGTTGAATATGGTTCAGTTGGTGTATTTCCAAAACAAATAGTATTTTTATCTGGAGCGGATTTTGATATTGACTCTGAGTTTATACATAGAGCTGATTTCTATACTGATGAAAATGGTACTCCTATATTATATGGTACTGCTAAAACAGATATTGAAAAATATAGAGAATATAAAAAATGGAATATGAGTAATAATAAATTACTTAAAACTAAATTTAAAGATTTAGGATTTTCATATACTAAAGCAACAGTTGATGAAACAATGTCAGTGTTTAAAGCATTAAATATGCCTTCTACATTAGCAGAGTTTATTGAACAGAAACCTATTAATAGAGGAGTTAATAATAACGGATTATTGAAAGCTCAAATTAAGTTTCTAACTAATGATTATGTTAGAAGTAGAGCAGCAACTATTCCTGCTTCAATGGACTCTATTAAAGATGTAGCTAAAGATGTAGAAAGAATATTAGGTTTAGATCAGAATTTAACTGTTTCTCCTAATACTCCTATTGCACGTTTTAATGCTAATAGAAGTAATATGGAAGGTAAATCAGGTATTGCTCCAGTAGCTATTGCTAATGTTACTCATGCTTTATTATCTACTTATAATGTAGAATTGTTAAATGGTATGATATTACCTACTATATCAGGTAGAAAAGCTACAGGATTTAGTGGTATTAATACTATTAATAGTGATACTAATAGAAAGAATGATAATATATCAACTCTACTATCAGCAATGACAGATAATGCTAAAGAACAGTTAGCTAAACTATTAAACTTAACATTTAATGGTGCAACTACTGATACATTACCAACAGTTGCTTATATGCTATCAATAGGTTATACAATGGAAGAAGCAATTCTTTTTATGAATCAACCTACTATTAGACACTATGTAAGTGGTGATATAAGATTAGGTATTAAGTTAGATGATTTACAAAGAAAATTAGATAAAGAGATTCAACTTAATACAGGATTTGATCCTAATAGTTCTAATTTATCTCCTGAACAATTTGATAAAATACAGAGATATAAAGATACTCATAAGAAAACTTTAAGTGTTCAAGTATTACAAGATAGTTTAAATGAAAATGATCTTGAACCTACTGACTTATTACATTTAAATGAAGTATCAGAGTATTTTAATGCTTTACAAACTCAAGCTAAATATACATCTAATGTATCTAAGTTACTTAGTTTAAATAAAGGTATGAAATCAACTTTTGATCAGAACTTTAGATTAGAGAAAGTATTAAAGGATCTACAATTAGATTTTATTAATGATTATATTACTTCTGATATTGATACTTATGATCAATTAATTAACAAATTAGTTGATAAAAAAGTTGTTAAACATAAAACAGAAAGTAATACTAAATTTGTTACTGATATTAATATACCAGTATTTAAAATTGGAGATGATATTAATGCTACTCCTTTTGATGCTAGATTAGCTTTATTAAGTGATCCAAATACTATTCAGAATATAATTATATATAAGAAAGTATTAGATACCTCTAAAGAGTTCTTCTTACTTAATACTAATGTATTTAGAACTATGAATGGATTAACTACTTTAGGTTTAAAAGAATTAATTCCTCATTTTATGGATAAATCTTATAAAACTTATTTAGAAGAAGTATTTCCAGAGAAATATGATAACTTAATGATAGCACATCAAAATGCTGGTTATATGATACATAAATCTGGTGATAATTCAGTTGGTAGAGATTTATATAATCTTAAGAAAGATCCTAATTTTAGAAATAACTTATTAATTAAGTTATTAACTCTTAAAGAACCTGCTAGAGGTTCATCAATAGTAAGAATTGAGTTTCCTACTAGGATTAAAGCTGAAGGTGATTTCTATACTAATTTAAATAATGCTTTCAAAGAGTTATTTATGAATAATCAAACTAGAGAATTTGCTAGAAAGTTATATTATTATTCATATTTTAAAGATGGATTACAATTTAAGAATAAATCATTTATTAATACAATTCCATCATGGGTATTTAAAGATGTATCAACAGCTTTAGATTTACTTAATGATGATTTTAAAAATGATGATTACTCTGATTATAGCTCATTAAAAGGTGGTTTAATAACTACTGTTCATGATATGTTAACTTCATTTGCTAGAATTGAAAGTTTAGCTAAAAAATTACCTACAATGAAGAGAAATAGTAGAGCTATATTTGGTCAAATTGAAAATGCTGATAAATCTAGAACTACAGCTTTTAAGAATATTCAAGGTATTGATTTCACTAGTTTAGATGCTTATCAAAAAAGTATGAAAGAGTTAATTAAAAATACTCCTAAGAATGCTCTTAAAGAAGATCTAATAGACTTATATAAAGTTGGTGGATCATTAGCTTATGATATTGCTTCTCATACTGAGAGTCAAGAAGAAATAGGTTTAGAGCTTGTTGATGTAGTTACTTCTAAATTATTAAAATCAATAAAAGGATTTGACGCTTCAGGAGTTCCAATAACAATGACAGCTGAAGAGGTAGTTAAATATTATATGGATAATGGTTCTCTTCCAATTGCTTTTGAGGTTACAACTGATATAGTTAAACCTATTAAAGAGAATGGATTAAATTCAAGTATTATTGATAATCAATTTATTGATAGTATGAGTAATATTAAGAAAGCTATTCCTAAAGAAACGGTTACTCCTAATAATTATACAGCTCAAGAAATTCTTGAAAACGATTATGTTGATCTTGATAATGAGGAAGAAATAGTTGAAGATACTAGTTTAAATTTGGATAATTCAGAAAATAATAGTACCTTTGTAAATCCTTTTCAAGATTTTGATGTTACTTATTCAGATGGTCCAAGTGATATAGACTTTGATGATAATGACTTTACAATCTTTGAGGAATATCAAAATGGTATAGATCAATCTATATCTGATGAACAAATGTTAAATGATTTAGATAACGATGTTGAAGAATATCGTGATGCTGATGATAATCCAATATGTTAATATGAAGAGTTGTGCAATAGTTCCAACGATTAAATTAAAAGATGGTAGGTTGGTAGACAGTAAACTGTTTACTGACCTATTGTCAGTTACAGGCAGTAGAGATGAAGCTAAAAGACTTTATGTAGCAGCTAAAAAAAATAAATATTCAGATGATACATCTGCACAAGAAATTATAGATAAGTTTAGAACATATGAAACTTTTTATGATAGGGTAGAATTTTCTAATTTATATAATGGTAAAAAAGCTGAACAAGTTATAGAAGGAGTATTAAAAAATACTACCAATCCTTTATTAATAAAAGTAGGAGAAAATCTATTAAAAAATATATCTAAAATTGACTTTGTTAAATTTAGATTAACGGCTCAATTAGAAGATAATAATCCTGCTAGATATGATGCTAATACTGGTTTAATAGTATTAAATAGTAATAAATCTAATAAATTCTATAAAGAATCTTGGAATGAATATATTATTCATGAGTTAGTTCATGCTTATACAGTTAGTGGATTAGCTGAACCTACTACAGAAGCTGAAAAGCAATTTAATATAGAAACTAAAAGTATTTATTCAATTCTAGAGAGATCTAAAATTAGAGATGCTTATGGTTTTACTAACAGATATGAATTTATAGCTGAATTTTTATCTAATAAAGATTTTAGAAATGAATTACAATTTAAACAACCTAGTTTACTAATTAAACTAATTAATACTTTTAAAAAATTATTAGGTATTGAAGTTAAATCTGATATAGATATTCTTACTGATCAAATGTTTAATTTTATTAATCAAAGTTCACCTAGAATAGTTGAAGGTGATTTTAGACCATTAGATAAACGTAGAGAAGGAGTAATTGAAGAAATTAATACTTATGCATCTGGTAGAATAGATCAATTAGGTAATATAAAACCTACTGAAAGATTTATGTTACAAGTACATAAGAAAATGAAATTTAATATTGGTAAAATCAATAAAAAGATTACTGATATTAATAAAGAATTAAAGAGAATAGAAGTTGACTATAAAAAAGAAGTTAGATCTATATCTGAAGATTATACTAGAAGTAGAGATGGTCAATATGATGAAGGATATAAGAATTCTCCATTATATAAAACAGCTATTACTAATTATGAGAATGAAATACAACCTCTTGTTAGTCAATTAACTTCTTATGAAACTCAAAAATTAGAGTTATCTAAACTATTAAGTGATTTAGAGATAACTCCTGATATAACAATTAATGAAGCTAATTATATTACTTTAGCATCTGATGAGTTATCAGCTATTGCTGAGAGAGTAAATTCTTACGATCTTGATACTCCTCAAGGACAATCACAACTAGCAGAGGATTATCTATTTACTAGATTAGTGACTAAAACTCATGAGATTAGTAAATTACAAGAAAGTGCAAGTAGTTTAACTACACAATTATTAGAGAATATATCTAAATATATTTCAACTATATCTGATCAATATTTAAATACATCTGGTTTAGGTGAAAATATTAAAATAGATGTAGAAAGTATATTAGAAACTAATGATGATATTACACATTTAGGTAAATTATTTGAAGGATTTGGTGATTATCCAAGATTAGAAGCTCAACTTATTCACAATATTACTATGAATGGTAAAGAAAAAGCTAGATTAGCTTCTTTAAATATTGGTCAACAAATTGTTGATCATATGAAAAATCTTCAAAATTGGGCTAAGAGGAATAAATTAACTAATTTAATAGGTCAAGGTAGTATTAGAAAAGCTTATGCTTTTTTAGTAGCTGAAAATCATTTAGGTAGATTAGATTTAGTTAAACCTTTTACTATGTTATATTATTCTGAAGTTAATGAACAGTTTAAAATAGCTTATGGTAAAAGTCATAAAGAAGAAACAGTAAAACGTGCAAAGAAGTGGTTAGCTGAAAATTATTATACTAAACCTACAGGAGGTGGATATATTAATAGTGAATATAATTATATTCAAAGTCAACCTGAACTAAAAGCTTTTTATGATTTCTTTAAAGAAACTATGAAAGATAACTATTCTAAATTACCTGATTATATTGATTTAAAAAATGAAGAGAAAATTCCATCTTTAATTAGAAATAGTTTCTGGGAATTCTTCTCTATGAGAAAAGATAATATATTTAAGTCTACATTACTTGCTTTAAAAACGATTTTAATAGGTCAAGGAAGAGCTGAATTTTATGATGAGGCCGGTAATCCTAAAGCTAAATTTGCTTTATCTGAGCTATCTTCTGATGAGATGAAACTTAGAATGATAGGTGAAGTTAGAGCAGATATTAAATCATTTGATTTAGGTCACGTATTATTTGAATTTACTTCATTTGTTAATGATTATTCTGAGATGATGGAAGTACTTCCTAAAGTTAGAATGATTCAAAGTGTTGTTGAAACTAAAGAATATGTATCTCAAAAAGAGAATGGTATTTTTGGTATTAAAAAGAGAACAGTAGTAGGTGGTCAATCTAGAATGTATGACGCTATTAATATGTATGTTGATGGTAAAATTAAAGGTACAGAGGAATCTCCTAAATGGCGTATTGGTGGTGGATTAATATATGATAATGAAGGTAATGAGGTTGGTAAAAAATCTTATTATATATCAGATATGGTTAGATCATTAATTAAATATACAAGGGTATTGCAGTTAGGTTTTAATCCTTTTTCAGGTATTAATAATGTATTAGCTGGTTTAATGGGAGATATGATAGAGGCTTCTGGAGGTAAATATTTTACTAAAGTACAACTACTTAAAGCAATATCTATTTATACTTCTAATACTGTAACTAGAGGTACTGATAAATTAACTGGAGATAAAGTAAGTTCTAAACTAGCTTTGTTATCAGAATATTTACAACCTTTAGAGGAAATTGGTGAATGGCAAGATAAAAGAAAATTAACTTTAGGTTCTCCTACACTAATTGGTAAAGCAGTAGAAAGTGTAACTAGTAATGCATTTATATTTCAGGAAGCTGGTGAAGATTTTGTTCAAAAAATTACTATGATAGCTTATCTATTGAATAAAAAAACTCCAGCAGGGTCTTCTTATTGGAGCATGATTGATGTTAAAAATGGTGAACTAGTATATAAAAATGAAGATAATTTTGATACTAAAGAAGAAGTATTAAAATCAAGAAATACTATATTGGATATTAACCATGCTATACATGGTAACTACTCAAAAGATAATGCATCTGTTTATGATGGAGCTTTATTATTTGATTCAGCATTAGTATTTAAAAAATGGATGCCTTATATGATTAGAACTAGATTTATGGCTAAACGCTATAATTATAGAACTGGTAAAACTGATGAAGGTTTTTATAGAGGGGGAAGTAGAGCTATTGCTAAAACATTTAATAATATGTTATCATATTTTGAAAGTAGATTTAAAAATGGTAAAAGTTTAGTATTCAATAAGAAAACTCTCACTAATGAAGATATTATAGGAGTTAAGAAAATTATAGCAGAAGGAATTATGTTTTTGACATTTGCTACTTTATCTAAAATATTAATGCCACCTCCCGATGATGAAAAAGATAAATTTTATATACCAGACTTCTGGGAACATATGAATATATCTATGTGGGATTCTGAAAAAGAATTTGATAACGTAAGTGGATTTGGAGCTATATTTACTAAATCTATGATAGATAGTAGTAAAAGATTATCTAGTGAAGCTGGTCAAATGTATCAACCTGCTTTCTATGTAGAAGCTTATCAAAGATGGGCTCTATGGAGTACACTTACTGAAGGATGGGATGTTATTAGAGAAACATTTAAGGTATTAATGGCTGATGATTTTGATGATCCTGATTTAAGATATAAATCTGGTCCAAGAAAAGGTTCTTATCGTTTAGGTAAAGAGATAACAGACGTTGTTCCTTATTATAAACAAATTGAGAGAGCTAAGCAAAATGGTAAAAAGACAATAGAGGAACTTAATAAGTATTAAAAAGGAACTCTAGAAGGGTGTTTTAAAGTGAAAAGGGGAAAGTTACAATTAAGTAGCTCTCCCCTTTTTCTATTGTGCATCTTTAATAAAGTCTATTAATGTTTCTACTTCTTTAGCGTATAAAATTCCACTTTGTTTGGATCTATCATTACTAAGATAATTATCTTTATCTTTTTCCTTATAAGCAGCCCACATTTGTGTATCAGCATTATAATGAAAATGATAATCTTTAAACTTGTCCATATATTTTCTCCAATTCTTCTATACTTTTTGGTTTATAATCAATCATTTTAGCATCTACATTAAAATATTTATGTAAAGTAGGATAATGACTTTTATCTTCATCACCATATTTATCCATTACAAGAACTTCTTGTAGTTTATTTCTATGATGAATATGAGCATGTATATTAGCTCTATAAAAAGATAATTCACTTGGATGTATAGGAGCATGAGTTAAACAATAACCTTTAAAATCTATCATCCCAGATACACTTTCTACATAATTTAATAACTCTCTAACATGTTGTTTTTTATCATGATTTCCTAATACAACATGTTTAATACCATTTAACTGATCTAACTTATAATAATGATCAGACTTTTCCATACTTATATCACCGTGAATATATACTATATCTTTATTGTTAGTTACAACAGAGTTCCAAGATTTAATTAAATGATCATCATGCTCCCACTCATCTTGAAATCCTCTATATCTAGCTAAATTAAGGTGACCTAGGTGTAAGCAACCTATATGTCTTACATTCATTTAGTTTATTTTAAAAGGTTCAGAATACCTAAATATTGGTATTTCTTTAACCTGTTTTTTAATTTTTATATTTTTAAGCTTCCAGATATATTTTTTATCTTCAGCATAACCTATTCTTTTTAAAAATTTATAATAGTTTTCTCCTTCTTTTAATCTAGATTCTACTCTAATTTTATATTCATAAACAGCTTCATCATATGATTCAAAATGAGTCTTTCCAGTTTCAAATCCAAATATATTATGATGATTAATTGCTTTAGAAGAAGTAAAACTAGCTGATTCTAATATACCTATTCTCATAACTATATTAGGATTTTTTATTTCGTACTTTTTTAATAGTTTCTCAACTTCTTTAGTACTTATTTGTGCATTTACAGTATTAAATACAAATAAACTTACAAATAATATTTTCAGAAATTTTATCATTAATATTGTTTTAGTGATGATATATAAGGACTTTGAAGGGTACCTTATATATCAAATTGCCTATTTATTCCTCTTTCAGCATATATTAATTACCTGTTACTACTAAATTCATACAGGTAACACACCATGTATCAGATGTAGAAGCTCCACACCTAATACATTTATTACTTAATTTAAAAGTAAGTTTCATATTATTTTAAATTCTCAATATAATTTAAACGAGCAATATGAGCAGCACTAATTGTAGGAAAAGTTCCTATATGCATCTTAATTGATCTATTACTATTTTTTACAGTTAAATATGCTTCAAATTTATCTGTTCTACTTGCTTTTGATACACCTTTGTATCCACTCATCCCTACTCTCATATTCCGTTTTTCGTTTTCTTTTTTAATTGCTGGGGTTTTTAAACCACCAAATATATTTATTAGAGCATTACTTAGCCCTCTGTATGTCAATTTCATATTATTTATATACTATACCGTTAAATTCACAACTTCCATTTACTATTGGATGTGTTTTAGTATAAAAATACTCAGTTTCACTATCAAATACAACAGTTACAAACCCTTGCATCCAATCAGCTACCATTGCTGTATTTAGATACTCCACATTGTCTACTGTTCTTAAACAGCCTGATTCTACCCAAATGTATGGATGTTTCTTATTCCTTACATAAGTTGAATTAAGCCTATGTGAGTGACCACTAGTACCAGAACCCATATACATATTAATATTATTTCTAGGTGCTGTTTTAGCTAATGATAACCCATGTACTACATCAAATTTATCAAAGTAATTTCTACATTCTGATGGATCATATTCAATATCCAAAGAATCTAATTCTAACATTTGATCTAATTCTGATGAGTTATAGTGTTTAAATAATTTAGCTAGCCTTTCAGCTGCTACAGTATATTTACCTTCTGTTAATCTTTCTTCATGATTACCTAATCTAAATACAATTTTAGTATTTGGAGCAGCTTCTCTTAAAGGTTTGAGAATAACTTTTTTTGTAAATTCAATCTCAAGTACTTCAGAATAATTCTGTAATACAGGAATTAAAAATAACTTCTTATCATGTTTTGATATAAATGGAAAATCTAAAATATCACCATTTAATACAATTTCATCAAAATTATTATTCTTAATAACTTCTAGAACTATTTGCCAAGCTTTATGATCAACAAATACTCCATGTATGTCAGATATTATTAAAAGCTTGTATAAACCTTTATCCTTATTGACAATTTTAATATTTGAATTAACTTTCTGCTGTAGTGTTTGTTCAACATCTACAATAGGTTCATTAAACTCAATTATTCCACGAGATTCATTTCTCACTTGAGTTAATGCTTCACGAGCATCATCTAAGGATGTACCAAACTTATCAGCAAGCCATCCTGTTCCTTTTTTAAGATAACCCGGCTTTAACCTAAGTACATCTATCAATTCCAATTTATTATCCCTCATTCACTTTATCTTTTTCACTTAATTCATCGAAATAACTATAAAACATTGCATTTGCCATAATATGCGCATAATGAGGAAAACCTGAACTATCGTCAATTTTTACTCCATTAGCTAATTTCATAGCATGTCTAATTAGACTTTCAGATATTTCTGTTTTATCTAATCCTTTTTTCCAGTTAAATTCTCCATATTCTTCAGCACCTTTTTCTAATACTCTTACTAAAGGTATTAAAGAATCAAAATCTACTAGATGCCATTTAGGTTTCCCTTCATTGTGTCTAATTCCTTTATCCATAAATCCATATACAGCCTCCTGCCGTTTTCACTTTTCCATTTCCTCTTGCAACAGAACATAATTGAACATATGATATATTTAATTCATCTGCTGCTTCTTTAGCACTGTTATATTTTTTTATAAAATTCATATCTTTATCATATTGTAATACAGATTTTGTTTTTCTACTATTTTTTATTTTAAGTAAAGATTCATCTGTATGTTTTCTACCTAACATAGGATTTACAAATCCATTTTTATAAAGTAATTTACGAGAAATAGATAGATTCTTTTTATGATTATCAGAAAATGGATTTTCTTTTCCAAAAGTCCAGTGTCCTTCTCCAGATATTGTATTGCTTCTTTTTTCTAAACTTTCTTTAGATGCTTTAGTACCTAACATTCTAATTCTAACATTATCACAAAACTCTTTAGTATGTTTAAAACCCAAAGGACTTCCTGCAATCTTACACATATTATATTTAGGTTTTAATAAATCTATCCAATATTGTTCTCTTTCTATTAGATTTTCAATATTATTTTCTAATATAAAAAATCTAAAATTTTCTGAACCATATTTATTCCATGATCTTTGTAAAAATATAGAATGATGTTTATTTAAAACTAAATCACTTAAATGAACTCTTTTTCTAGAAATATAATCAACTGTTGATCCTATATATTGCTTATTATTTAGTATATTTTGTATACTGTATATACATTGTATTTTTTTCATATACAAATATACTAAATAGTTTTTATAATACCTAATAAAATTAACCAAAGATTTCTTCATTCATATTAGGAATACTAAAGACCTCTTGATCACCTATACTTTGGCCTACTTTTTCTTCAATAATCTTTCTCGCTTCCTCTGTTTTCATTATTACTTTGAATACTGTATTCATTTGATAAGGAGCTGGTAAAAGTTTAATTATCTTTTGTTTATATTCAGCACTAAACTCTGAATATTTACCAAGTATAAACTTTAAATAATCCTCTTCAAATTCTTCTGGTATTCTGTATACATACATTATTCCAAGATCATGTTTATAATGTTCTACATATTCTTTAATATGATGTAATCTTCGATCTTCTTCTCTAGCAAGTATAAATACATGATAGTTATCAAGATCTGGTCTATTTACTCTATCTCCAATATAAGAATTTAATATTGTACCTCTTAAATTGTGATACATTAATCCTAACATTGGTAATATAAAGTGTAGACTTTTATTAGATTTTATAGTTTCTCTCTCTCTATTCTCTTCTACTTTAACCATTCATCTATTTCTTCTTGTACTGCAATTAAAGTTGGATAAAATAATTGACCATTATATAAATCCAACATTTTAACTAATTGATAATTCTCAGTAAATTTTAAAATACCTTGATATTCACCATAATAAGCTGTATAAGCATTTAATACTATTGTATAGTAATTCTCATGATCTCTATCTAATAATAAATGTTCTGCTTTCTTATCACCTATACCCGGTATACCTTGGATATTATCTCCTGAATCACCAGTAAGTACTTGTTTCCATAGATTTTTATACGCACTTTCTGAATTAATGTCTTCAGTCTCTTTTTTCTTATAATCATAAAATTTACCCGGTACCTGTCTTAAATCTTTATCTGGTGATGCTATTGTTACATCATATTCTTTTGTATGATTTAAAGCATTTTGACCCATTATACATAAGTCATCAGCCTCATAATCTTTTAGTGTTTCAAACTGATATTTATCTTTTAGATAAGCTGTAGCTAAATTAAAGTATTTAGGTTTGGGTATACCAACTCTATTTCCCTTATAGGGTTTACTTTTTGCTATTTTATATCTAAAAGATCCATCAGTTAAATATCCTGTATAATAATTAGCTTCTGTTGCTTTAATTATATCATTGAATATTGCATCACAATTTTTAAAGACATCATTTATTTCTAATTGTTTTTCTTTTGAATAAGTAGCAAGATACAGAATAGTATCAGCGTCTATGACAGTTGCTTTATTCATCATCTTTTAACAATATTATTTCTAATCTACATTCTTCATCTGTTTCAACAAAGTATGTTTTCTTGTGATTCCCGTTTATATACTTAGGATTATCATCTGGAAGAATTCCTAATTCAACCATTGTATCCTGTATTGCTTTCTCATAGATCCATCGATTATCATTATCAATGTTTTTCATTCTTCCTTTACCTTCAAATTTAATTTTTGTATAATCTTTTACATAAAAATTAATTCTTAAAGTTAGGGGAAAAGCATCTAAAGTTAAAGGATCAATTCCTCTTAAAGGCCTTTTAAATTTCTCATGGATTTTAACCATAACTGCATTACGAGCAGATTGTTTAACCTTTTGATTATATATATCTTGCCCATTAATTCTCCAATCTCTTGGTTTACCAGCTAACATAGCATTTGCTGCTACTACTACACCAGTTTTTGTATGTATCAAATAACCTTTCCCGTTCCAACTATATTCATCTGTCTGATACTTTTTAGGTATTTTCTTTTTGCTATCTTTCTTAAAAGGTAAAACTGAACGTTTTTCAGCTATCCTTACAAGATCGTTAAATAGAGGAATAGTTACTTTAACTATTTCTTCATTCATTAATATTCTGTTTTGGTATTAAGATAAATCCAGTGACCTACATCCCATGAATATGCTACATCATCATTATTATCATCACGAATAATAGTTTGACCTAACATAAAATCATTAAAGCTTTTTTTGTATTCTTCAGGAATATCTTTAAATCTTACTCCTTGAGAATTATCATAATTAACCCACCAATCCAGTAGTTCTTGTTTTTTCATTTTATATTAATTTACGCATTAAATCAATAGTATTATCTATTCTATGAATATGAATAAAATCAGAGATGTCTTTCTCTTTGTATTCTAAAGGTATATGTATATACCCACCAGACACATTTTCAGCCATTTTCTGACCATATTTTAATCCTGGTTCATCATTATCATAGAAAATAATAATATTGTCGTAGTAAGTATATAAATAGTCCAAAATCTTATCTGGAATATTATTACCCTCACCACCTAATGCAATCGCATCATAACCCAATACTTTTAATACTAAAACATCTTTCATTGAAGAAGTAATTATTAATAATTCTCCTTTCTTTGGTAATTGTTTTAATCCTTGAATATCAAACTCTTTAGTAGTACTTAACCATTTACCTTTTTTAGCAGAAAATGGTCTATATACTTTATAAGCATTATCAAGTTTATAATAATATATTGGGTTGTCATCTAAATGATGACCCCAGATAAACATATTATCTGGTTTATTCTTTAGATAAATATAATTGGCAGCATTAATTTCATACTCTAATAATAAATCTATAGGAATATAATATCTATCTGTCCAATATTGTTTATCAAGTAGTTTCCATCCTCTTTTTACTGGTACAATTACTTTTTGAAAACTCATAAAGTCTTCAGCAAAACTATGATCTGGTTTTATGGTCTTATCAACAGCTCCAGGAACTATATTAAAATCATTAGCTATAATTTGCATAGCTTTCCTATAGTCACATTTGAACAAGTTTTTAACATATTCAAAACAATTACCATAAGAATGTCCAAAATCTTTGTACCTGAGTTCATTGTTTCTCATAAAGACATTTAAACTATTAGTATCATCATCACCTCTTAGATTTGATTTTAGTAATTCACCTAATTTATAAGGTTTATTAATATAGAAATCAAAGATTTGTTTTTCTGATACTTTAGATAATATGAAATCTTTATTAAGATTTAGATTATTAAAATCTATTTTTTTATCCATCCATATTAATTTTGGTTAAAAAGGAGGCATTTCACCTCCTAAGTTTTATTATATTAGAATGGCAAATCATCTGAAGTATCAGTAACAGTAGATGTTGTTGCTGTTGCTGTATCAGGAATTGTTTTGTCTTCAATAATTATTTTAGAATCTTTCCATTTTTCAAGTTCATTAACTCTGAAAGAGAAATTATAAGCATTTTTAAGACGAGCACGAGTTACTACTTGTGACTTACCATCAAATTCTGCATTTTCTTTTTCACCACCAACAACTAGACCTACTTTAGTACCTAAAAGCTTAGCTACAACTTGTTCTAGAGTATCTTCTCCCAAAGTTACACCAGAGTTAGTAGCAAGTTCTTTAATACGTGCAAGTGTTCCTGGAGTAGTAGCATAAAATTGCTCCTTAAGATACTTACCTTCTTTATTTACAAATTTTAATGCTAAAAATACTTTACCATTAGTATTAGTTTTAACTTCACCCTCTTCGATTGTAAATACATCAACACCTGGTTGAACTGTTTTACGATCTGAATTATTTCCGTTTCCTACACTGTTAAAATTAATAATATTACTCATATATTGTTTTCTTCTTTTTTATATTTAAATTGTTATATTACATAGCAATAATACAAAGTTACAAATTATTTCCGAAAATTACAAATTTATTTTGCAGTTTTCGATTTATTTAATTCTTGTCTCATATAAGCTTCCATACTATTCATAATAACCATGAATAAAGTAGAATATCTTAGTCTAAATCCTTTAGGATTATAACTGTACATTCCTAATAAAGCTTGCTGATCAAAGATCTCTTCTTTCGTTTTCATTATTTGGTGAATTCAACAATTGCTTTCTGAATTAGATCACAATCATTATCAATTCTGTTACCAGTAAACATATCTGGTGGACATTTAGCTGAAGAACCTTCTAAGTTTAAATCAAACCAAGCTTCTACTTCTTTTTTATCATTTAGTTTTCTATCTGCATAGAGAACCATAGTAAATTCTTTTTCAACTAATCCCTCATATTCCTTGCCTTTTACCTTAATACGTCTTTCTTGAGCACCTTCTGGTGACAATAATTCGTAATGGGCAGTAACATATACTTCTTTTGGAATTCTTTTAATTAGATGAAGTAACTTTCCAATCTCTTCTGCATATAAATTCCAAACATCAAATCCTTTTTTAGTCTTTCTACATTCTAACAATAGTAAATCAACATAAGCTGAAAAACTATCAAAGAATATAAGATCTATTTCTGGATTTTTAGCATATTCAATTAAAGCATTATATGCTTCATTGTAAGCTGTACATCTAGTATGATATTTAAATCCTCCTTTAAAAGGTAATGGTTTATTTTCAACATTTATAAAACCTGTTTTATCACGATTTAAATTTCTTGCTGCAAATGTTTTACCTTTACCTGATTGTGCAACTAATGCTACTTTATAATAATCTCTACTCACTTATCCTTCTCCTTTTAATTTCTCGATAGCACTATAATGTGCATCTGTCATATCCACACCTCGTGGAAGTTCTTTAAAATAATTACACGCCCCATTAAAATATAATCCTACATTTACTCCTGATATACCATTCCTTTGTCTAATAATAGACAGATTTCTATAATTATCAAGAAGTTTCTCAATATTATAACCTCTATATTTAGGTATTTCATGAATTGCAGGACTAAATAATCCTAATATAACATTAGCTTTCCTTGCTGTTAGTTTAGTCTCTCCTAAGCCTTCTATTGAAGGTTCTAGCTTATTAGCTTTAAACTTATCTAAACTCTCTTGAGCAGCTGCTTGCTGTTGTACATCTACCGGAATATAACCAAACATATTTCTTAATATTCTCATATAATCACTATGTTTCTCCATAGTACCTTTAATATCTTTACCACTTTCAGTTGTTAATTCTGCTAAGTGATCTGTCAATATAATTACATACTCATCTGGATTATTAGGTATATAATAATCAAATATTTCTCTTGTTGATTCATTCCCAGTATCAGGATCTTTAATATTAATAGTTTTGGTAATTATTTTACCATTATCCATAGCATATTTATACATTTGTTTATAAATACCTGTTGGATTTTGTTGTGCATCTGATATTACAAGATAATCTTGTAACTCTTCAAAATACTTTTCAGCACTTAGTATTTTCTGGTATACGTCATCTGTTAATCTGTTTTTCCTATTCATTGATAATATCTGATTAACAGGTACTACCAACTTATCATTCTCATAAATATGTTTACTTATTCCAGCTGTAATTTTACTTTCTAAATCCATCTCTAAAGAGAAATAAAATATCTTAATCTTGATATTACTATTTGGATTATTTTTAATAAAATTATATGGGTGATATAAAAACATATAATCTGTTATTTGAGTTTTACCAGCTTTACTATTAGCTGTAATCAAATAATAGGTTTTTTGCATTATACCGGGTAAAAATTCTGAGAACTTAGGAAAGAGACTTTCAAATGACAAACAATTGTAATCTCTATTTCTATTCTCCTCTATTCTTCTCAACGCACGTTGAAATAAAGAATTGTTTTCTGTCATTTATATATCCTTTGAAAATTTATCTTCCTCACTAAAATCATCTATCTCATCTTCATAGTCTTCCCAACGTTTATTATTAATATACGTTGTCATTAATGGCCAATATTCTAATTGTCCTGCTTTTCTCCTTACAGCTTCTTCAGCCTTAATACATTTGATAATTAAATCATGTAATACAGGCCTACCTTTAATAATTTTAAGATAAGCTGGTTTCCACTTATGACCATCACTTTGTAGCCGTCTACCCAAAGGTGTTTTCTTTGGATAAACAGCCATTAGCTCTTCTATTGCATTTGGTATATCTGGATCAAATAATCTTTTAAAAAGATCAGTTGGTTCCAGATTTTCAAATGTATATCTTTCTGTTCTATCTTTAGTAATTAATAAACCTTTATCTATAAGATATTTAATATCTTCTTTGTTTATTGGTTGTGAAAATTGCTCTAGATACAATCTATAATTGGCTACTTTACCAATATGAGATAATTGTAGAAAAAAGTATTGATTTATTGATATTCCTGCTTCCAGTAGTGAATTTAAATTGACTTCAAAAATGACATTTTCATCATTCGTCTTCGTCATCTACATCTAAATCTACATAATCGTGATTCTCTTCCTCTAAAAATGCTAGAGCATCACCAAAATTCTCATCATAAACTGGAACTCCAGTTCCTGAGCAAACTCTACAAGGTCCTGCTGATGGAACCATTTGTCTTAATCCTGTACCATGGCAAGCAGGACATGCTTTAATTTTTTTAGTCATATTTTTGTTTTTTAAACATTAAACATTGATTGATAATGGATTCTTATATCCTCTTCTTCTTGTTCAATTGTTGGTTCATATAGAAGAAATATGTCCTCATAATCTACTTTACAGTTAAATTGATTCTCAATTTCACCAGCTAAGTCTTTATAAGTAGCTTTTTTTAATTCTGGATCGTTTAATTGAACAAGTTGGATTGCAATTTCCAACTCGTCCAATTTTAATTTTTCTTCTTTTTGCATAGTATACTAGTTACCTGAGCTACCGTGACCACCTATTCCGCGATCAGTATCTGTTAAATCTTCAACTTCTTCAAATTCTACTTCTGGATAAGGAAGAATAAGCATTTGAGCTATTCTATCACCTATTTCATAATCATTAGTATCAGGAATATATTTAAATCTAGCTGATACTTCTCCTCTATAACCAGAATCAATTACACCAACTGAGTTACTTAATATTAATCCTGTATTTGATAACGAACTTCTAGGAAATATTAATCCTACAAATCCTTTAGGAATTTCAAATGCTAATCCTGTACCATATGATACATAACCAAAACCTTCTTCATTTACTGTTGATTTTGATGTAGCTGTTAAATCCATTCCTGCATCACCATCTTTAGCATATTTAGGAATTACTGCTTTTGTTGTTAATCTTTTTATTTTTATCTTCATATTTAATCATAAAATCCACCCATCATATTATCTAAACTACCAGTATCACTGTATTCAGCATAGGCGGCCTCATAAGCACTGGATACTATTTCTTCACGGGATTTCTCTTCCTTATTAGCCCCACAATTTATTGGAAATACTAATTCATAGTAAAATTGATCCCCAAAAGACAATGTCTCATAGTGATCTTTTGTAATGATTTTATCCATCCCACTTACACCATATTTTAATCTAAAGTACATCATCTACATAAATTTATTATATTATTTCACAACCTAAACCAGAACATGATAGTTCTTCTGATTGTTTTGTTTCATCTTCAATTTCTATTACTTTTGTTAAATCAATTTCACCTAAGTGTTTAACTAATTCTTCATATTTTTCTTTTGATATATCCTCGAAAGGTGCCTGTAAATAAGAGCCTCCATCATAATTTAATACAGATAATCCATTATAAATTTCTTTATTTTTCCACATCCATTCACCTACTTCTACCCAATCTTCTTTTTTAAGAGATATAGTAGCAGATACATTATTAGTATTATCACCAGATCTATGACCTTCTCTAACCCATTCTAAGTTAAATTTCTTTACTCTTTCAAGTAAATCAATAGCACTTTCAGTTCTTAAAATAGAACCTTCTGGAGCAGATTGAGGAATAGCAATAATACATTGAGAAGAATTCATTTGATCTTCTTCAATTAATTCTGGATGATTCTTTAAAAAGTATTGACATAAAGCTTCATTTTTACCTATACGTTGACGTCTTAAGTAATAATCATTATGCCAAGCATGTATACCAGATGATGCACCTAATACACAAGAAGTAGTACCAGCTGGTTTAACAGTTGTTACTCTTGCTGCTGCATTTATACCAATAGATTCAGAAGTTGTTTTATTAGTTAGTTTTGCTACTTTAGCTGCTTCTTTTAAATCTAAATTTAAGACTTTACCTGAAGCTATACCTGTCATACCAACACCAACTAATGCATCTTTTTCTGTTGTTCTTTTCCATATATCACGAAGATAATGAAAATCAGTAAATCCTGCTTGTAAAGTACCAAAGAATGAAGCTACTGATACTCTTTTATTTAAATCTTCTTGAGACTCAATATCAGAAACATTAACTTCACATAGATTACAAAACTGATAAGGTCTTAAAGCTATTTCACAACATGGATTAGTTCCCCAATCAGCATTATTAGTAAAATAAACTCCAGGTTCACCAGCATTTGATGCTTCTATCTTTTTCCAAAGTAAATCAAAATCTTCTTTTTTAATTCTATTTCTTACAATAACAGCTGAATTGTTAGCTCTTCCTCTTTGTGAGTTTTGTTCCCACCAAGCACCAGATTTACAAGTTAGCATATCCTCATCATCGAATGAAAATAAGCTAATCATAGCTGCTCTACGAATACCTCCTGCCAATACAGCATCTGCTATATGACATAAAATATCATGACATTCAATTGATGACAACTTATCACCATTTGCATGTCTTAATATAATTTGTTCTATTTCAAATAAACATCTTCTTAGTGGTTCAGGCCCTGGAGCTTTACCACCAGATGTAATTAATCTAGCACCTTTTTGTCTAATATCTCTAAAATCAAATAATGGTCTAGCGTTAGACTTTCCAAAATATGACTTTAATAATATTTTAATACTATCAGCCCATCCTTCAATACTATCTCCAACTAAGTATCTTCTAGTTTTAGTAGGCATAGTTATCTCTGGTAGCTTCTCTATATGTTTGAATTGTA